CTAACAAAGCTTCAAATATTTTGTTGGTACCCAGCTGTTCAACTGCTTAATAAGAGCTTCCTGCTGACCATTATTTGTCTGAACTTTGGTAACTGTGTACTTCTTATTCAAATATGCACTGGAAATAAGTTTACCTTTGGATGCCCCTCCATACGTAGCATTCCCAACAATCTTAACTGATACACCTGATTTAAATACAGATGCAATTTTAGCAGTCTTACTCGTTTTGATACTATGACCAACGATTGCTTCGGCTAAAGCTTTACCGATTTTATCAGCACCTACAGTCTTATACAATAAGTAGTCATCCTTATCGTCTACGAAGCAGATTTCAAATAAGATCGCTTTTGCTTTCGTATGGTTCAGATAATATAATTCCATAGTTCTTTTGTACGGATCACCATGTGAAGAGAACCCAAGCTTCTTCATATTAACCACAGCTCTCTCAGCCACTTCTTTTTTTATACCTGAAAATGCTGTAGCCCATACTTCAAAACCACCTAATTTCTTATCGCCTTTGTGGTCGTTGCGTCCGCTATTCAAATGAACAGACACATCAAAGTCAACTCCATTTTGATTGCATTTGGCACAGATTTTTTTTAATACATCTTTTTGGCTAGTTCCGTTGTTAACAGTACAATTATATACTGTAACACCTGCTTTACGCAAATATTTAATAACAGCTTTAGCAATCTTACGATCTTCTTTAGATTCATCTAATAAATCTTTAGCTCCGCAAGCAATTTTTTTCGCTGGATTATGTCCTCCATGAACGTTTACTTTTTTAATTACCATTACAAATCACCTTCTTTTAAATCCTCTACTTCTTTATATGTAGTGTCTTCCAGATCTTCTGAATCAATATTAACGGCTGGTACTTCTGGCAATCCACCAATACTCGTAAGAATTGAATAGATTGCAGCCACAAAAGCCACACTAAATACCAGTTTCCATTTAATATCTGTAGCAGCAACACCAACTGTAATCATGGATGCTGCTACTTGAGCAAAAGTTTTTATTGCTCGAATGATAGTAGATTTGAACCACTGTTTTGTATCTACATCAATTTTAAAAACACAATTCTTTAACATATAACGTCTCCTTTCACATACCTATTTGCTTAAAAATATAGCCGATGATGATACCGGCTACAGTCGTTAAGATATATGCAACGATTTTCCGCCACATTTCTCCGTCTCTAGCTTTTAATGTATCAACATCGGCATTTAATGCATCTATGCTATTATTCACAGATGACATTTTTTCACATAAGACTATTAAGGTAGTTGACATCGTGTGTATTTCTTTGACTACTTCTTCAACTTCGCGAAGTCTAGCGTTCGTACGAGCATGTTCGGCTTTAAGTCCGTCTTTAAACTCATCATGCTCTTCTCTAGTAATATAGTCACTCAATGTTTACTCCTTTTTTATTATTCAGTTACAAGTTCTTCGCACCCACTGTCAATTAAGATTTCTTTTACTTTCTCTTTTAACAGTTTTGGTACCTGTGCATATGTCTTTTTGCCAATCATAATCTGCTGTGCCCATAACATAGCCATCATTGTTTCGCCCTCCTTTCCGTATAATAATTTAAATATCAATCTATGCATCATACACCACTTCCGACATTTCTAATATGCATTCTGTCAGCATGGTATTTGATTCCTGCATGTCCACCATTCGTGACTGCATTTCTTTTATTGTATCTACCAGTTTTTGTGCATCTTCATAGGTTATCTTACCGTTTTCATCCGGTGTTATTTCTGGTACTTCTGGTACTTCTGGTACTTCTGGTAAATCCGGTTCCCACAAAGAATCCACCTCTTCGTAATTGTCTTGCGTGTCGTCTTTTGCGAGGATCAAAACACTATATGTATCCGTACCGTTTAACATTTTCAACCTTTTTCCGCTGTCTGGATAGAGATACGTGATATTGTTTTTTACTTCTGTTTTCACTTCTACCACCTCCTACGCTGATGCGATCGTCCAGTTTTTAGCTGATAACTTAGCTAATATTTCCGATGTAAATAAGCTATAGATATTTTTAGAAACCTTTAACGTATAAGGACTATCTAATGCGAGTGCGTGGTCTGCAAAGCTGTTTAGTGTTTCTACGTCTGGTAGACCATTGATGTTGCCTAACCAACCTGTTTTTTCAATAATCGTTCCAATATTGCATTGGAAATTGATTTTAACAGGTGTTGGACATTGGAAGAAGCCAAACATACCATCGTATGCATTATTAGTAATTTCGTTTTTACTGATAGCTAACGTTTTCCCCAAATTCAAATAATCAATGACAATCTGACCAGTCGAATTTGATTTTCCAGACATATAAAGTATATTACAATGACTGTATAGATCTGTTGATTTTTGCATATTAGGGAACGATACTTTTGATATGCGTTCCAATTTATCACATTCCCTAAATATCTCTGTAATGTTTGTTATGTTGGCATTTCCTGTAATACTAGCAACTTCTCTTAATTTTTTACAGCCAAAGAACATATGGTCAATGACTGTAGCATTATCTATCACAAGGTCTGGTACATTTTCTATTTGTGTGCTGTTAAATGTGTTGCTTAAATTTGTAGCGGTTCTTATTACTTCTTTATAATTTGGAATATTTTCAATTAATTTTAATTGTCCTCCAGCAAAACATTGCGGTAAACTAGCATTTATTGGAATATTAACAGATGAATAATCAGTTATACCACAATTCGCAAACGCATTGTAAAACGATATAGAAGTATCTACAAGATTAATATTAAAGCTTTCAATATGCTTTAATAATGGCGTATTGGAGAATATATCTTGAACACTAATTAAGCCTTTTAAATTGATAGAGATATTCCCAACTGACGTCAATTTTTGACAATTTCTGAATATTCCATGGCATCTTCTATTATTGGCGACATTATTCAATGTTACATCCCCAACAGATGTTAGACCGCTATCAACAAATAATTCTCCCATATCATAACCGATGCTACTAACCGTATTCGTAATACTGACATTACCTAACGTAAAAGGTCCTTTAACGCCGGCGAAAGCTCTTCTTACTGTATCGTATTCTGAATCGGACCTAATCTCAATATCAGCTCCCTCTAAACGATTAATATTAGTTAATGCAGTGCATCCATCAAGCATCATATGGATATATTTACATTTGCCAATCACCTCTGGCGTGATACAATCTGGTAATTTCTCTAAGGCTTTGAAATTTTTGAAAAACTGACTTAAATCGTTAAAATCCTCATCCAACTCTAATATCAATCTATCAAAATTACGAAGCGGTGGATATGCAGTATCTGAGGCTGTTTTTGCCCATAATTTATCAGCACTTGTAGTTTTGATATATCCATCAACCTCAAATGTCGGTGGTAGGTAGAAACGAGCATTATATCCAGCATACATCCATTCTGGAGTTTTATATTTTGTGAAATCGCAATTCACAATCACTTTTCCGATTGACTCTGGTATTACACGTTCGTCTAACGCTAACATACCCATTTTCGGATTATTTGAAAAATCTATGGTATCGGTCACTTCCACGTTATCCATATAAATAGACTCAAGTTTTGTCATATTATTGTAATTTCCATTGTTTCCGCTAGTTCCAAAAGCAAACACGTTATTGTAAAAATATCCATTACTATAAGTTTCGCCACAAATAACTTCATTACCAATATAAACACCATTCATTTTCGATGTTAAACGAATACTTCTGATATTTGTAAATCGCTTTAACATGAGAGATTTAACTCGTTCCATGTTAATATCCATCTGCTCTTGCGTTGTTTTAAATCCCATACCATACAATCTCAAGAACCCAATACCGCAATCTATTTTGAAAGTTTCGATGTGCGTTTCCTTGTAATTGCCTTGTGCTCCGGTACCGTTTATTAACAATATAGGAATATTATCAATATCACATAATTTAAGATTTCTTAACAATGGTGTATTAGTATTCTTAGCGCCATTAATTGTGGAAGGGATATTTATTGATACAACATCATCATCCACAAACAATTTAGGAGAACCACTGATCAATATTGTTTCTGACCTTATAAGAACCATTTTTCTTCCGTTTTGCACTTCATACCGCATGTATGCTTCTGGACAGTTCTCAACTGTAAACTCAGACAATATCGCATCTTTATTAACAGATAACAACCCTAACAACGGCATATTTTTCAAAGACAATGATTGTAATTTACTTGATGTTATCTGTAATGTTTTTAAGTTACATCCAGTTGTAGGGAATAAGACGTTCGTAAGTAACGTATCGTTTAGATTAACTTCACTCAACATTGCAAACATAGATAGGTCCAATACAGACGATTTTCCTGTGGATGTATCTCCTAATTTTGTACATCCATTCAGTTTTATCTTTGAAATAAACTTATTGTTTTCGTTCAGACGAATATCGTTCAATACTTTTGCGTTCTGACAATCGACCTCAACCAATCGGCTTGCTTCTACAAGGTTTAATGTTGATGGATTTGCGTTTGTTAGTCCGTCGATCTTTTTAATCTGCTTTGCGTTGTAAACGATGATTTCTTGGTCCGTTGCTGTCGCAAGAGTTCCATTAAATCGTGTGGCCTTCATCATACCGTTAGCATCACGACCGACTTTTAATCTTTGTTCTACCCCATTTCTCCAACGTACTGTCAGATACTGTGGAGAATATGTAAGAATATCAAGATTGATGTTTGCGGTAGTGTTTGCACGAATCGTGATAGATTCTTTCGTATCTTCTTCATAACCGTATATGGTGTCAAGATATAACAGTCTTTCTTTTACCCATTTTTTCATATGCTCGCTTCGTCTACCATGCAGCATGAACAGGTAATCGTTTTTGAACTTGATATATTTTGCTTCCATATCCTTGTTATATTGCAGTTCCCCGATTTGTGCTACCTGTCCGTCATACCAGTATTTCAAGATATTATCTAATCTGTATTTAGATGTTCTAAGTTTCTTATACATCGCAGATAATTCGTCCGCAAACACATTTTCAACCATCGTCCATAATTTAGAACCGGATGTATTATAAACACCCTCTGTAATATCGATGTCGCTGTAAAACTTCAAATATCCTGTATTATCCAGACCTAGCTGTGTATCAAGATCATAGAACTGCGGATACCAGATGTCCCCGTCCCATGTGGTTAACATCATGTTCTTACCTAAGTTGTCAACCATTCCGAATAGATGTACCTGCAAGAAATATTTGAGTAGATATTCTTTGTTGAAATACTGTTCTAACTCGTTTTTGAATGTTGTTTCATCTGCATTTTTTACCCAAGTAACAAGTCTTTTCAATACGTTGTACTTCTTAGTAATCTGTTCAGATGTGCAATCATCTTCGTCTGGATATCTCAATTCAAAGTCTGTACGTAAAGATTCATCTGTATCATTTTTAAAGGCACCTGCTGATGTGTCAGAGTTTGATGATACCTCAAAAGACATACAGTTTTCCTGTCCGGTAACTTCATTATCCAGTCCGAATGATTTATTACATCCTTTATCAAGGTTGAAATTAAATACACCCATATATACTGGTGTTGATGCAGAATCCTTTGCAATATATAACTGGATTGGAAATCCGTTGATCGCTGTACGGACCTTACTATTTGTTTGCTGAGGTGGTACTTTTGTATCGTATAACTCGTCATTGATAAATTTAGCCATTCCGGTATTGTTTGCGTGAGATGATTCCATATAATCCGCTTTCAGACAGAATGTATCTTCCAAGATTCCATTCTTGAACGGACTATACTTATATTTACTTCCATCCGGATTCTTTAGCTTGATTTTGTAATTCTTTACAGCGTACTGCAAGGAAGATGTTCCCTGCCATCCAACTTGACAATTCTCCAAGTCAAAAGAAGCTCCGTATTCATCTGCATTACCAGAAATATATTTAATCCTAAGCGGTACTTTGTTTTCTTTCGTCATTGCCGAAGTATCTCCGTAGAAATACATCGTAGGCATAGCATTTTCGTAGTTAAGAAGATATTTCGCTTGCTGTTCATCCATATCCGGAATATCAGCCACAAAGTTTTTAACAATTTCTTCACTATCTAACGCTCTTGCATACACTCTGAAACTATAAATCTCACAGTTTCCAAACACATTTGGAACCCATTTTGAATCAACTGTTTCAAGTTTCGTGCCTAAGAATATCTTTGTGTTGTTTGTGAAATTTTCGCTGTCCTGCATTAAGAATGTTTCTGTCAGAACACCGTTGTTATAGATTTTTGCAATCTTATTGTCACGATCAATAACAAATGTGGCTTTTGAAATACTATCTTGTTCTACTGTACTCTTTAACTGAGATGATGCAGAGTTCATATACATATACTCAGTATCTATTGCAAAACCTTTACTATAAGCATCATTACCTCTCATCTCTAATACACATGCGTCTTGGTTACCTACATCTCTTGTGTTATATCGGATATCCACGGTCATTCCGTATGGTGCATTATCGGCTAATGCTTCTAAGTCAATCTCTACATAAGCCTGTCCGTTACATTTCAGAGCATTGTTTTCCCAACCGTTTGTGTTATAGTTGAAGTTATGTAATGTTGCAACAACACCTTTTCCAGATTTATCGGTCCATGTTTCTTTACCGATATCTTGATTTGTTCTTCCTGTTGCATCAAACCAACAAAGCAAAGAAGCATCTTTTACTGGTTCCATTGGTGTATAATCTCTTACTTCAACGATCAGATGTCTTTCAATGCTTGCAGTTTTGCTTCCATCTTTTGTTGTTGCAGTTATCTTAAGAGTATGACTTCCTATTTCTAATGTATTCGTTGCCCAAATATTTGTACCTGATGGGACTTCTACTCGCTTTACGATGGCGTTATCTACAGTATATTCTACTGTAAATTTAGTTTCACCCTTCATTGATACACGATATGGAAATTCTAGCATGTCCTTATATTTTATAGTTTTCGTATTAAAATCGGTAATTAATGTAAGATTGTCGGCATCTTCAATAATTACATTAAAATTCAACGTTTGTGATTTGTAAGAACCAGATTCTGCATGAAAACTTACTTTATGGGCCCCAGCACTCATTGTAGGTAGAGTAATAATGTTATATCCATTTTCGGCATGTAATCTTGTTTCTACACCGTCAATTGTCTGAACAATATAAATTGGATCAATTGAAATTGTATCAATCGTGATCGGTACTTTTATAACATTTACGATATTAAAATCCACACTATCGTCAAACGTGGATGTGATATCCAGTGTTCCAACTCGTACACTAAAACTTAACGTATCAGTGAATGTTCCAGCAGAGTCAACGACATACATCGTGATTGTATGATTTCCTTTGCTCAGATCGTTTAAGGTTATTCTGTTAACTCCTTGTGCAACTGATTCTGTAACTGTTTCGACAGAGTCGACCATAACATGTAATGTACCATCGCCAGACGCTGGAGACACAAAACGGTAACGAATATCCACAGGTGAACCATAAGCGTATGATCCGCCTGTAAAACTACTACTTAACGTTGCAATATTTACGTTACCTCCACCACCGCCACCAGAGCCTCCGAACTCTTCACAAGCCATAGCAACCTTTAAAGGTGTCATCATAACTGTATCGTCAACACCAGCTCTTGCCTGTTCCTCTGTTGCGATCGGATAATAAGGCATGGTGTTTTTCATTTCATCTTTTAACGCTTTTACTTCGTTTATAAGTTCTTGATAATCTTTTGGTAGATTCGATATGACTTTCTCTCCCTCAAGATCTATCATTATTTTTATCTGATCTATTAAATCATTAAGATCTTTGTTTTGGGTTATTAATGAAGAATCAACTTCTGTTTCTAACCCTTCTAATACTTCAAGTTTATGTACTGTCGTATTAAATTCTTTTATAACTGTGCCGTCTGAACCCGACTTTTTTAAACATAATACAAATTTTGTGTACCCTTTATTTTTAGATGCATTTCGTCCAACTAACCATGAGAATTCAACGTATTCACTGGTTGTTTTTTTATCTGTAACTACGTAAATATCTTCAGTTCTACCGTTCAAATAATTTACATAAATATTGAATTCACCTAAATCGAGATCACAATAATATCTAGGTAATCGGAATTTTAATCGATTTACTGACTCATCAGATTCTACACCCAAAATAGAAACTTTTTCTGGAATACTCATCGTTCGTAAATCATTATTAACAACAATGGTACTGTCATTTATTGTCACTACATCTTCTGTAACTGACGCTTCCAAAGCTTCTTCTAAATTCATAATTACCTCCTTTTCTGGTTTACTCGTATATCATTTGTAACTAATTTATAATCATCTTTTATTCCAACCACATGAACTTTAAAATAATAATCAGTTAATACTTCTTTTGGAATATCACAATGATTGTTTACTATTGGTACTGGATAATTACTTCCAGTAGTGCTTGTAAATACAGCAGCTTTTTTACATCCAAACCATTCTGATGAAAAATCAAATTCTGCGTTTAGATAACCTTCTGTACCGGATACCAAATCGGAAAAATCGCAATCAGGATTTTTTCGTAATGTTTGTCCAACGGTATTAAATTTTAATGTTCGCATTTTCATCGCCTTTCACTTCGAGTTTTTGTTCTAAAATACTAACTCTATTTTGAAGTTTTTCGTTTTGTTTTAGAAGTTTTTGAATCATATGAGTGTTTAAAGATATAAATTCTTCATAAGCTAAAGAATATCGATCACTCATACCGTTTGTAGATTCCGGAGTCCATTCAGGATCTTTACTGAAGTCATCGTAGCAAAATGCTGCAAATTCTTTATCGGTAAGACCTACATCGTCCATAGACTGCTTAACTTGCTGTGCTATAAAACCAGTATGTACTCGATCATGATCAGTTCGATTATCCGAACCATCATTTTTCCACTTGTAAGATATGGGCTGTAGTTTTTTAAACAATTCTTCATATCGTGTATCATATGGTTTGATATCTTTTTTAAGTCGTGCGTCGGAAGTACCAATTGAACTATTAGCAGCATATAATCGAATCCAGCGTACATTAGATGATCCACAATAAATCCCATTATCCAAACATGACCCGAGATCGTTGTTATACGCTCTAAAATGATTTTCTGCCGAACATCCAACCGTGCTACCGCTCTGTATATACCAATGTGTATGTCCTTCTAACGACGGTTTTAGTCCTCCGACATATAAATTATTTGAATTGACATTCACTCGACCCTCAACGTCTACTTGTCCTTCGATATGTGTATTACCAGATAAATCTATATTTTTTTTAGCGACTAAGTTTATATAATTTGCGAAAAGATCAAATGTATTATCAGATAAATCTAGCGTAGTTCCTGAAGGTCTGAGTATGATCACTCCATTTTCAGAGTTAAGAACTAACCCATCACTACTCAATGTTGAATTATCCCAATGGCTATCATTTTGTGCTAACATAATATAACCTTGTGATATAAGAGTCGTATAATTATCGCCTATAGTCTGTAAAGACCCCGTCAACGTTGCATCAATAGCATATAATTTTCCATCATGTCCAACTCGGAATAACGCTCCATTAATATCATCTTTAGAGTTTGCTCCAGCGTAGAAAGCCCATCCAATATTAGGTGTACCTAAACCAACACATTTTCCATAGCCGCCATCAGAATTATAAATTTGATCTTTTGTTATAACATAACCGCCTATATATCCTTCTTCGGCTTTGATTTTCTTTAGTGATGCTGGATTAGTTATATTACCAGTAAGAACAGCTTTGTGATTTTCGATTGTTACAGTTACTCGATCGCCAGATTCCGCGTCAACGGCTTTTGTTACTGGAATAATCGAATCAGAACCATCTATTTTGACGTATATCGTTCCATTACTTTGAATGGCCGTACCATACATTATGTTCGATGTCGCTATTTCTTTCCGGTTGTTACTAGAGTTTTTTACAAAGGCATCTACTAACGATTTTTCTAATTCCATGTCATCACCTCCATAAATCTATTGTATACACTGCAGTCTCACTAACTTTACATGCTGCATCGCAATTAAACGATTGACTTATAACTTTAGCTTTGATGTTTCGCATACCAGCTCTTGCATAATCTAATCGAACACAATTACCAACTCTAACTGGAGTCCATCCATGAGAATAAGTAATTGTATGTTCTACCGAGGATTTCTCTCTAAGTACCTGTTTAGCGTATTGTTCCAATTGTTCTTGCGTGGGATCACCAATGTTTGGATCTGTAACACGATATAAGATTTCTCGTCCACGACTAACTGTAGATGTAATACTATCGGGATTGTCGTTCACAGCTCTTGCGTATTTATAAGTGCTATCCTTTGAATAGACGACTTCCACTACATTAGGTATTCCATATAGATCGTGTTCGTCTTCCACATCCGGATAAAGAATTGATGAATTAGAATCGTCATATGTGTAAATAGGCTGTAACGAAGCTGTTTCTTGATCTGGGGCAAATAATATCTCACCCATTTCATTAATATCCAAATGGTATTTAGCGTTTGCAATAAGAGCTTTAAGATATGCTAACCAGGTTTCATCGGTATTTGCTGTGAAATCGGCAAATAATGTTTCGTCGTTTTCAGATACAATAACAGGAGCCCGCATGTGGTCATCGCATATACGAGCTCCTGTTTCTAAAATTTTCTGATCTTTTATTACCGTATATCCTAACGGCGGATAGTTGTCTTTCAACTCCAACAAAGGAGTATACGCATCCATTGGTACTGTTTTACTCTTACCATCGAAACTTGATGTAGTGGTTTGAACAAGAAATGTACCTAATGGAATTCTATACGTTAATCCATTTTGAATTGCTATCATATATGTTCTGATATAACTTTCTCCAAGTGACTCAGAACTTTTGATGGTAGCACTCCCCAACGTTTCAGCATCCAAATCCCATTTAATAGAACATTCGGTTATGTTCGATAATTTTCTTTTATCCTTCCAGATCTTTGAGTCAACTTCATAGAACTCGAAGGTTCGCTTCATCGATTTTTTCCAATCAATCATTAAATACCATCTCCTTCTACTCTTGTTACATCTAAAGCTACTGGTATGATTTTATCTTTTCTCGTATGATTCATTGATACTGATACACTCGCCCAATAACCTAAACCTGAAGGTTCTCGTATATACACATCTCCTTGATAAGTACCTAATCTTCGTAACGCATAAATTGTGTCAGTATCGTTGCATGGAATATCTACAGACCAAGAACCACCTTCGCCAATTTGTGTACCATAATAAGATACAGGACTTCGTCTACCGATATATTCGACAAGTGTCACATCTCTGGAATATGATTCAGCTACTTTGATGTCGTATTCTAGTACTAACATGGAACCAGAAATAACCGCATCATCTGTGGCATCCGGAACATTTCTATCAAAATCTTGCCATTTTTCACCCCATTGGATAACTATTGACTTTTCATCAACTGGCACCGCGGGAATATCGTGATAAGTGATTTCTCCAGTATTAGTGTTTGTCCCAACAATTCTATACCGTGCATAATCCAAGGATGGATGAGGATCAACAATAGTTTTTGCTAAATTATTCTCTATTTTTTCAGATATTAACGTAAAACTTCCATCGTATTCTCTACGATAAACTGCTAGCATAATCTCCGGATCTAATTCATCAGCATTCGGTAGTGTTGGTTCCTCGCCGTCTTCTTCTTGAGTAATTTCAACAGCTTCAGATTCGCTCTGTTTTATGCAATACGGAGAAATATAAGTAACTAACGCGTCTCCATCAACACTTATCTCGGCTTCTAACATTGCTCCGCTGTATTCTATATTAACTGGAACTTCTAGTTCTTTATCACAATATAATCCAGAGTTTAATGTCATATTAACCGTAATTTTGTATGTGATATCATTCTGAAGATTAATGTCGCCAGCACTTATCACTAATGTATACAAATCTGGATTATCTGTGTCTAGTAAATCGTCAATATATTTTGAATATATGGTTTCGCCTTCATTAACGAATATTTCTTCTCCTGAGTTATTTAATGTTACATAGGTTGTCGTTGGAGCAATAGTAATATAATAACCGATCGGACGTTGTCCTTTACTCCTATTATTACAAATAATACAAAATGGAAGCTTTGTAATTTCTGTTATCGTATCCGTTGTATCTGATTTCGGAATAGCAACGATAACTTCTAATTCCGGTTTTGTATAAATATGAATGGTTCTTTGTATAGACCAATCGCCGTATTCATCAGTCACACCTTTTGTTCTAACCCGCCATTTAAGTTCTGCACCCTCTGGGTATTTTGAAGTTTGAAGAGAATAAGAACTTGTTTTATCCTTATCCTCATCGCTTCTATCATTTGGAACCGTTATGATTTCGGTATTATTATCGTTAATCAGTTCTATTTCAGCTGATACTTGACTTGATCCATCCTCTGTATTATGAATCCAATATAACATTACTGTTTCGTCAGTTGTCGCTGTTAATACAGATGACCAAGTTGATGGCGGATTAGGTTTCGTACCGATTACACACGATACAACATCACTCCATGACTCTGATACTGTTCCAGACTCGTTAACTGCTTTAACACGAAAATGCCATCGCTTAGAACGATCTAAACCATTTATATAAGTGTAAGTAGCATTAATGTTGTCTTTAGATGAAACTTGATCCGGAACAGCATCGAAATAATCTTGTTGTGATGTGTATTCGATTGTGTATGTTTTTGCACCTATAGCTGAATTCCAATTGACTTTTACAGAATCTTTTCCAGCGGCTGCACATTGTACACCATATACTTTTTCTGGTGGAGTTTGCACAAGGGATGACCAACCAGACCATTCTCCATTTGTACCTTGCGCACTTATACCTCTTGCTCGAACCCTATAACCAGTACCTTGTGCCATGGTTACCATAAGCTCATAAATAGCAAGATTGTTCACAACATTTACAACCGCCGACCTAACATATATGTCGATTGTTAATCCGGATAACATTGCATGTATTGTTTGGTTACCACCACCTATAACTGGACTACCACTGATCGAACCGCCACTAGTTGTACCACCACTAATTCGTGCCTTACTTTTAAGTCGTGTCTTGCTAGCGATTGAACTACTATTAATTCGTGTATCGCCATCTGAATATGAATCTCTTATCTGGAATTCGATTTTGGCAGTATTTGAATCGCTTACTTCTAACGAGATGGACATTTTATAGCCATCCATAGATACAGTTGGAGCCGATGGTGTTGCTGGGATTCTGTATCGCAAAACACTAAACACATTAGAAGCTTTCTTATCGGCTGTCCAATAATGAGTTTCTACTTTAGTAGTGGTCTTCTTTCCTTTTTTATTTTTCTTAGTAACTGTCTTCTGATAGGTAGTAGATATAGGTTTAACTAAAACTCTAACTTTATTGGCGTTACTAGGGAAAGAATATGTAGACTGCTTTCTTGTTTCAGTACTCGTGCTTCCTATAAACCAAACTCCGTTTCCGGTATCATATTGCCATTCAACGGAATATTCTTTTGTATGTGCATGTCCCCATGACCATGTAGCATACAATGTACTGTCAGAATTATTCTGAAAAGCTACTTTTAAATTTGTTACACTTGCCATTAGCTCCTCCTTTCTATTTTTGCTGCGTGAGCTATCGTTCTAATTGCATCTGCAATATTACTTCCATCATCATATGTAACACCATTGATTGAGTAATTATCACCAGACATATTAGATACGGCTCGTTTCAAGTCTTTAATTGCATCTATAACATTCGCATTTGATCCATTTTGAATTTTTCGATTGATGCTTGCTGAGATACCACCAAGATTTCCTAATGCAGTATCATTAAACATGCCATTGATCGCTCCTACATCATTCTGGATATTAGATAAATCAACTACTGGTCTTATTGTTGGATTTGGATCAATACCGTTTGTAATCACATCACTGATCTGATTCATAGCTTTACCCATTCCATCCATAGACTGACGAGCTAAATTAGAACCTGATCTATTAACTAACTTCATGTTGTCTGAGAATGAATTTACAAATCCTAAGACTGCAAATTTACCTATTTTATAGAATTCTTTCGATGGTGAATGTTCATCAAGTGTCTTCTTAGCTTTATCTAACGATGCTTGCGCCATTGCAGCGGCTCTTGCTTCAGCCATAAATGTGTTGTCGGTGATACCGTTAGCAAAACCTAAAACTAAATTTTTACCTGCGTTATAGAAATTATCGTTATATCCGTTAAGTTTTTTGACTGCGGATTTACATATTTTTTCGCATTTTGAGTTTATTTTGTCAGATTTAAATCCTTTAGATAGTTGGCTAGCGAAATTACCACCTACTTCTTTAAAATCGCCTTTTTTAGATTTAAGTGCTTTCAACATTCCATTAGCGGCAGTCGAACCGGCTTTACTAAATGAACTACTTTTTGATGTAAACGTTTTTGACATGCTATTCGCTATTGACGTAGCGGTGGATGAAATAGATTTACGTTTCGATTCCATACCTTTTTTTAGTGCCTCAATCAAGTTTACACCTGCAGATTTCATCTTTTCAGATGATCCTGCAAAAGCATTTACGAATGCTGTTATATTAGCCGTACTAAGATCGCTTAATGCTGCTACGAATGAACTAACACCGCTTGTGTTTATTCCAGCTGTTGCATTGACTGCGTCAACTATTTTCTCAGCGGCTTTTGCTGATGCTGAAATATTTTCAGAATTAACGCCTGTTATAGAGTCAGAATATTTTTTAATAGCAGCACCAAAAGAGCTTAATTGTTTACCAAACGCACCAAGATCTTTTTTTCCTGAAAGTTTTTCGGCGACACCTCCGGTCTTATTTAACCCATCAGCGACTTCAACCATAGCTTTTGCTGCTTTTGCAGATGAAGTTATGTTTTCTGAATTTAATCCTTCTACAGATGCGGCATACTGCATCATAGCTTTACCAAATGGCACCATTTCCTCGCCTAATTTTTTCAGACTCTTATCGCCTTCAAACACTTGCATAATACCACCGGTATTTGAAACAGCGTTTGCAACATTTACCATCGCACTAGCAGCTTTAGCGGATGAAGTTATGCTTTCTGTATTTAAGCCGTTTACGGAATCAGCATACTGTTTCATAGCTCCGCCAAATGGAACTAACTGATAACCAAGATTACTTAAACTCTTATCGCCATTTACAATACTTTTTAAACCGCCTGTCGCAGATAAAGAATTAGAAATATCTACCAATGCTTTGATAGCTTGTGATGACTTCTGAATAGCACTGATATTTACATCTGCCATAGATTTACCAAAATCTTGTAAATCTGGTGCAAAATCATTCAAATCACTACCGAATTCAGATAATGAGGAGCTTCCCGTAACCCAAGACGTCAATCCTTTAATAACGCTGGATTCTGTCAATGTCTTAATAACGTTTGCTAAAGTCTGTACACCTTTCATAGAACTTTCATCTATGTTTGTTGTCATAGATAAGAAACTATCGGCATTATCAGCGAAGTCTGATAAATCTGTACCTAACTCAGCGAATGATGCTCCATTAGAAATAAATGACGCAATACTCGATACTAAGTTTGCTGCGGTTAACGATAATATAGCTTTTGTAAGCGCTTTAACATTTTGTTCCATGTTAGGATCAACACTACCGATACCATCTACAAAAGGTTGAACATTTTTCATAAAGTTAGACATGTTTGTACCGATTGCTGGTAAATTCGAACTGAGTCCGCTAGCAAATCCGCCAACAATATTTCCAACAAATGAACCAATTGCTTTGCCAATCTTTTCAAGAATTGGAATACCGTTGTCTAGGAATGTTTCTAATTTTGGAAATGCTGTAGTCAATGCACCGATTGCTGTTATCAGAACGCCCATAGCTGTTACTAATGTTACTAATGAGCCAATTCCAACAAGTGCTGATGGTCCTAACATTCCGACTCCAGCTAAAATAACTAATGCTCCAGACATGGATACTAATAATAACGATAATGCTTTAGCAGTTTCTAAAGACGGTTCTACATTGAACGCACTCATAAGACCTAAAACTACTCCGATTTCGCCAACGACTAATCCAAGTAGAGCTAATACTCCGACTCCTGCAATAGCATTTCCTTTAATAGCTGTTAATACTACCATGACTCCGGTCATAACACCAAGTAACATGGAAATCGCTGTGGCGTGTTTAACAGAACCTTTAGCATCTAGCACTGATAACCCAGCTAATATTGCTGCTAATCCAGTGACAACTAATAGCATAGGTGCTATTGCTTTTACTGACATAGGCGCCACTTTTGATATACCGCCCATAATAGCCATAGACACTGAGAATGAAATCAGTAATAAAGATAATGCAGATGACGTCTGAATAACAGAGCCTGGTTGTAATGCAGATAATGCGGTAATGATTCCTGCTAAAACAACTACTACACCAACCAATTCTAATAGTGTAAGTTTCATCGATTTTGAATTATCAGCCATACCTGTCGCAGCGACCAATAATCCAAATGTTCCAATAATTGATGTTATCGCTAAAGTTGCGTTTCTAAGGTCTTCTGTACTAAGGAATGATAATCCGATGACTGCACCGATTAATAACGCGATTGATGTAGCGATTACGACTAAAGTACTTTTACAGTCTTTTGCAAAATGTGTTACAGCAATAAGACCGCCAAATAATACTTCCAGAATCGTTACAATTCCTAATGCTTTGGCCAGTCCGTCGTTATCTAATTCACTAAGGATAAATAACGCTCCAGTGATCATAAGCAATGCTGTTGCTGCTGCGACTAACATACCCCCAGCTTTCATTGCGTTTTCACCCGCTAAATTAGATACTGCTATTAAAGCTGTGAATAATAATCCTAATGTTGTAATAACACCAAGACCTTTCTTAATGCCTTCGTCAGACATACCAGAAACAATCTGAATAACTCCTACTACCATCAACATAGCGGTAGCCATTCCAAGCATCATTACTCCTGCTTTTGCGGCATTTTGTCCTGCATACTTTGATATATACATTAACGCGGCAAAGATTGTTCCGATTCCACTAATAACACTGATTCCTTTGGATATTTCTTCTTCACTTAAGCCGGAGATTAATTTAATTACGCCGACCATAAGTACTAAAGCGATACTCATTTTTATAAACATACTTCCAGCTCGTGATACACTTCGTCCAGCTATTTTAGAAATAGCCATCATTACCGTAAAAATACCAGCGAATTTAGCTATAGCTATCATACCATTGTCAACCGCTTCTGGATCTAACATGGATAGTAGCTTAATTACGCCAACCATGAGTAACAACGCAATACCCATTTTTATAAACATGGTGCCAATTTTTCCGGTATATTTAGATACGTCTTTAGTCAATGCACTTAGTGCGACCATCAACACAGCAAGACCTGCAACTGCACCTGCTAATAATTTTAATGTTGATTCAAGATTTTTCGCATCTATTGTAGATAACATTTGCATAGCTTTGGATATTGCTAATAATCCAACCGCCAAACCTGTGATTGCTAAAAATACTTTTCCAGCATCTATTGCTGATTCTGTTTTAACTAATTTGGTAGATATAGCGGATAATGCTACTAGGATACCCGCTAATGCTCCGATAGCTACAACCGCCTTTGCTAGCGATCCGGCATCTATTTTCGATAAAACCACTATTGCTACTGCTAATATTCCAATCGCTTTAGCCATGTTTAATATCGCATCAGATTTTACTTTCAAAGCTTTAGCATTGAAATAATTTCCGATACTATCAAACATTCCACCAATTCCAGAAAGTATTTTAGATATACCTTCTAACGGTGTAACAAGAATAGCTAAAACATCGGTTAACTTCTTTGCAACATAGATCATCCCAACACCAAGTCCGGCGGCAAATATCTTACCGAAATCTATAGATTGGAAAAACGATAATATTGTCTTAGCAACATTTTGTATCGCTGATATAACACCAGACAAACCATTTTGAATTCCTTTAATCAATCCTTGCATAGCATACAGACCGATTTTAAAGAACTCTACGGATGGTGAATGAATCCCAAGCACACTACAGATTCCATCTAACAATTGTTTACCGATATCCATAATTGTAGCAATAGCTAATGCTCCGAAAGTCTTTAATCCGTTAACTAAACCTTTAACAACGTATTCACCGATATTATCAGTGTCTTTTATCTTTCCAACCCATTCTTTAAATTGTGACATGGCTTGTTTAAGATACGGTGATAATCGTTTCAATGCATTACCAAATAATTTGCTAACATCTGTGATATCTCTGAACTTAGTAATCGCGTCACCAATCGTTGCGGTAACACTTAATATGTCGAGGTCGACTAACCCAAGGAGTTTACTTATCACTTTAATAGCAACTTTAAATCCTCCTCCAAGAACATCGGAAACTATTCCTAAAATAGAAAAAAGACCTCTAAGGGTCCTTCGTAATTTATCAGCTGTTTCATCACTCATAACTAAATGTTTTGAGAATGAATTGAGTGCTTCTATAGCTCCATATAACTGATTTGACGTCATTGGCGGAAATACATCCTGCCATGCTTTTTTAATTGTACCTAAAGCTTTTATAACTCCATCAATAGCGTTCATTAAAGAATCTAATAATAATTCTCTACCGTTCGGTTTTTCAAGATCTTGTATAAGCTCATTTAACGGAGTTCCTGTTTTCTCAGCTTCGGCTGCTAAGGCTTTTATAGATTCGATTTCTTTCTTTGTATAACCTACATTTTTTAATTGGGCTACAGATAAATCTTTTAAGGTTAATTTATGTCCATCGACCGTTTTATTAACTAAATCTTGAACTTTTTTATAATCATATCCAGCTTTAGTAATGGCTTTTATTCTAGCCTCACCGTTCTTATAATCCCCATTCCAAACAGAATTTACTATTTTCTGGAATTTTTTTAATTTACCAGACATGTCTTCGGTTGTCTTGGTAGTTTCTTTAGATTGTCCTGCTATATTTTTTAATGTATCAACTAAAAGTTTAGAAGATAATTTTCCAGAAGCAAACGCTTTTTCTAACGATCCATATTTCTTCACCATGGAATCTATAGATATGCCTTGTGATTTGGCAGTACTATTTAATTCTGATTTAAATTTTTTAGTTGTGATTCCGGCTTTATTAATTTTTTCAATAAAAGTATCCCATTTTGAACCGAGAGCACCTTCTAATAAATCATTTCGTCTGTTGGACGAGTCATTAATAATGGCACTAAACTTATCAGACAATGTTGTTAAGAAACTCTTTGCTTCTTCGAAATCTCCTACGATTGTTTCCCAACTCTGTGTCCATCCAGACTGAGCAGCTTCTTTTAAAGTGTCAAATAACTGACTAAATGTCTTAACCTTTGTTGCTGCGTCATTTGCAGTCTTACCCATCTTTATAATAGATTTGATCTGTTCTTCGCTGTAACCCATTGTTTTAAGCTGTTGCTCATTCAGATCACCAGTAAATTTACTCAGAGTCTCTGTTAAGATATCAGAAGTTAACCAGCCTTTCTTTAAAGTCTCTCTGAAACTTCCTTCATCTTTAATCATCTTATCAATTGCTACGCCATGTACTTTGGCAGTTTCTTTCAATGCATCCTGAAATACCTGACCACCCATACCTGCATTTACAACTGAGTTCCAATCCTGAAGTTTTACGGTGCCTGCAGCAAGTGCCTGAGATAACTGATACATCGCTGTGGATGCTTGCTGAGATGTTGAACCAGAAACTGCAGCTAAGTTCGCGATACCTTTAATTGCTGATACAGATGTATTTAGATCAACACCAGCGGCGGTAAACGTACCGATATTTTTTGTCATCTCTGTAAAGTTATAAATAGTCATATCTGCATAGTGATTCAGTTCATCTAATGCTTTATTTACATCCTCAAGAGTGGTTCCTTTAGATGATGTATTTGCTAAAATTGTCTGAACAGCGTTGATCTGTGTTTCATACTCTTGAAAACCAGACATCACTGGTTCAAGTGTCAACGCATCAACAATTCTTTTACCTGCATTTACTGCAGAATTTGTAATGTTCGCCAGTGCTGTTATGCTCATTACTTCTAAGTTTGAAAATTTAGCTTGCACTGTTTCAACTGCCGAACCAAGACCTGACATGTTGACTTTTCCGGCAGATTTTTCTATATTCTCTAACCCCTTCGACGCACCATTAAAATTAAGCTTTTGCTTAAACTTATCGAGAGTTGACATAGTGGTTTGAACATTTTTCTCAAAATCTTTATTATCAAACCGCATCTCAACGACTCGTTCGTCGACGGTCTTACTCAAAGTTCTGTTACCTCCTTCCACGCAGCTTCTGCAATTTCATTGAAAATAGGTTGTAATGCCGGATTTATATAATCACGACCTTCAACCCATCCACCATTTCTGGTTCCATGACCATACTGTAGAATTACAGCGATGCAAATCCCACGATTGACATTTGAATTGTAAAAAACTATAGACACACCTTTATCATCTCTTTCTATCTCGTAATACCAGGAACTCGCGGTCAGTCCAGTATCTACTGGTGTTGCTTTTGATAATGCATCGATGCCACGTTGTCCATATTTTCCTAATACAGAATCGAACTTAGCGACTTCTTTGGCCTTTATAAGATATTTTGTAAGTTTTGAAAAATCTCCTTTTTGTCGGATTGTCAACATAATTCGTTTATCCTTTCGTGTTCCATCGTTTCTTTCTAGCGGCATTAAGTGCTGCATTACGTTGCATTATTTCTCCTCGACTCATTTTCTTAGCGGGTTGATTCTTAATACTACAAACTCTTATAAGAGTTATGAGTCTATTCAAATGCCATTTTTCAAATTTAACGGGAATGTTTAAAGAAATCATCCAATAATAAATAAGCTCCGATGTAACTATTTCGTGATTACTTTTTCCGGTATCTCGAATTGTTGTTGCTGTCATCGGAGCATTTATATAATTCACTATTTCTTGTATGTTCTCAGCTGTTAAACACACATAAATATTCGGATCTACATTTTTCGTAATGGTCATGCATTTAATGTAATCTATAAGTTCGTCTTCTGTTTTGTCTTTTGTATTAATGAATGATTTATTCCATTTTGACTCCCATTTTGAAATTGATAAGAGAGAGTGCTCCAGCTGTATTGTAGTTTCCTTTATCGATAGGAATTGTTGATTCCGCTCGTCCCATAAATCATTCATTGCCGGAATTGTTATCTGAAGCATCTCATCCCTCCTAACTATTTATCAAATGGTGCTGGAATAGAGCTTTTTGCTGTTTCAACTTTTTTAGGCATAATACCGTTTACAAAATCTGCTGCTTCTTTACTATCTGTGGCAAGTTTCATGAATAGCTGAGAATATGCTTCTGTCTGGGAAAACTCTTCTCGTAATGTGTCGTTCTTGATAAATCTTTTTCCATCGGGACTCTTAACACCGTAAGAACGTAAAACCACATCTTTAAATGTCTGCATAATTGTTGGTCCATCCTGAGCCTGCACAATGCGCTGAATCATTTCAGCCATGCCACCTGTTACTCCAAGTTCCATTTCCATAACTTCTGCTTCAGATAAATTGAAATAGAAATCTTCAGTTCTTTCCACTCCATTGTAATCATTATACGTAATTGTCTTTTTTGTCATTTTCTAACTCCTTTTAATAAACAAAAATAAAAGCCCCTATGACTTTTTATTAGGGGCTCTTGTTATCTTTTTATATACGTTTATATAAATCCTATCCTGCTGCGTTCATAATCGTCGCTACTTCATCCGGAAGTGGTAATCTAGCTGCTGCTGACTCTCCGTATAAGACATCTTCGAGTGCTTTTAGTTTGGTTGCATCTGTCTTTGTAGAATCAATTGTAATAATAGCTGTCGGTTTTCCGCCCGTTACACTTACAGGAGTTGTTGTAACTTCCCATGACATTGTGATAGCATCGGGACTATCATTGATAGATTCATATGCTTTTTCTGAAGGTGCTGCCATTCCGCCATACATAAGATGTAATTTATAACCATAAGCGTCTTTCTTAACATCGTTACCTAAAACAGTTCTCCAAGATAAACCGAATGCACTACGGTCCTGCTGACCAATGCTTACGCCTTTTACTAATTCTTTCTCACCCTGACAAACTCCGAACTCTTCTGGATATGTATAAGCTTCAATTGTTGCTCCATATTCTTCTGCAGAGATAAGATCAAGGTATTTAATGTCATCAGCATACAGAGGGTTTGACTCTGCACCAGATGGGGATTCCGTAATAGCGGTAACACCAAGCCACGCTACACCTTTTGGATATGCTCCGCTTTCATCCTGTGGATATAACACGGTCTGTTTAACACCGGTTTCGTAGAATCGCTTACCTGTATCATCCCAAGTAAGTCTAGTTTCTGACATAATGTTTCCTCCTGTTTAAAAATATAAATTTAGTACATCGTGATAGAGATTATCTGATTTGTATTGCCGTTCGTAAGTACAATACGGAAGACTTAATAACTTAGATATCAAATCATCATTGGGTAATCTACCGATCACGATTAGTTCATAAGTATTATTCATGGAATATACGGTATCATCAGCATATGTGAGTCTTCGGTCTTTCATTGAATAGACTATAGCTGGATATTCCATTTTTGTTGATTCTGGAGGTTGAAAGTATACATGACGACCTCCAAGAATCTCTTCTAATTTAGTCTGTAGTTCCTGGCGTGTCGCTATTGTATACACCTCCTGTCGTTAGGATAAACCGTGGATATTGCGGTTCAATTTCTGTAACCTTCCACTTCGTTCCTATAATTTCCACGTATCGAATATTAGAATAATTCTCAGTCATAAACGGATTGGCAAGAATACTAATTGTGTTAGATAAAACTAACTCATCATTAATATTACTGGATGTCTGGTATCGTCTACGACTGGTAGTCATATCTCCATAATGTTCTTGTTCAACAATTTCTGGAACATATACACCAGGTTCAACTTCTTTTGTAATTCCGTATCCGACTTTACCAAACCATTTTCCCATTTTGAATTTCTCCTATTCTTCAGCTGCTACAGACTGTACTATTGCAAGTTTCGCTGTTGTTGGTGTAGTATCTGCTGTTACATATGTAAGAGTTACAGTTCCAGAAGCTTCATTCATCGCTACTGGTTTATACTCTTTCTTATTATCAACAATTACAGCACCTTTATAATAGAGGTCTTTTAACATCTCTGCTGTGACTCCAACTTTACAGTCAGTATCGCTATATGCTTTACCAGTTTTTACATATACGAATGTTCCAACAATATGCTGGTCATTTGCGTCTTCATAAATTCTTTCCATTTATAAACCTCCATCTAGGCTGTTTTCTTTGTCTCGAGTACAATTGCTGAGAATGGTTTAGTTAAAGCTCCTGAGCAACGTGTTTCGATCAGGTATTTCTGCTGGTTGTAATCAATGTCGAAATCGTCGAACATGTTAATTGCTCCACCTTTATCAGCACCAACATTATAATCGTTCAGATTAACGATGATTGCCTGTAAAGTATATGTATCGCTGCCTTCTTTTCTTGTCTGGTTATTCATAACAGGAACAGTAACGATCTTAGATACTCTCATCGCTGTTGCGACTTCATTTTCGTTAGAGTAGATACGTTTACCATTAGTGTCTTTTAATAACAGGCACTCTGTTAGCATTTCCGCTGTCATATAAGCTGTTGGAGAACCAGATCCTCTATAATCTGTCATAGAACGTACTGACTGATCGATGAATTCTGTCGCTAAAGCCGCTTTATCAGAATCATCCCCTTTAACAATTCCTCTGATTGTGTATAACTCTTCATCTTTCCAAATTGGACGAATGTTCTGTTCATTAATCTTATCGTCAGAAGAAGGTAAACGGCCATCTCCAATAAGAATAGCTCTAGCCATTTCCTCTTCCAGCATCATCCTCATTTCAGATTTTAGCCATGCGACAACATCGAAATCTGTGATATCGATTACATCATCGCGGTCTAATTTCTGTTTTTTATAGATTGTTGTAGGTGTTGTTGTTCTCTTAAGTAAACCGAATACTTCTTCTTTCTTCAGTTTACCTTTCATATAACCTCTGGCTCTCGCTTCATCTGATGTGATATCAGCGAACATAGATTTAATACGACTGAATGGAGTGTGATGAACTCCGCTCATTACAGTCTGTACCCAGCCCATTTCACGTTTAATGAAATCAGGCGGTGTATTAAGTGATTTAGCTTCTGGGAAAAGGTATTCAATATTTTCGATACCGTATTCTTCAGCATGCTGAAGGAAGCTTTCTTTTAAACTTCCAAATCGCTTTCCATCTTCAATGATCGTCTGCATCTCAGAATGTGAGAGAACATTTTCACTGTTCTGTTCTTCAGACTGATCAAATACATTATGTTTCATAGTGTTATCTCCTCCTTCGGAATTATTATTTTCTAATGCTTCTCCGATTAATGCATAAACTACCTCTTTCTGTTTTTCATCTAATGTGTTGAAAATATCACCGATAGTTTCGCCATTTTCGTCTGTATTCTTTTCTGGTTTTTCTGGTTTCTCCACTGGCGGTTTAGGATCATCAGAATGCATAATTGATAATTCTTCCCCTGTATAAATCATTGCTTCATCCTCTATGGTTGCTCCATGCTGAATCACAGATTGGATAGATGCACCTGGATTAGCTCCTGCAAGCACAAGACTTACTTCTCGAATATTTCCATGCACGACATTTGACATATTCTGTTTCAACTGATTCGCATAAATAGAAAGAGCCGAGATGTCACCATGCTGAATAAGTAGCTTGGCTGTTTTTCCCGCCTCCGTATCATTGAGTGAACAATATGCGTACACTCCATCTTCTCTGTTTTCTAATAATGCATGTCCTAATACTTCATTAGGATCGTCATGCTGATGGTTCCAAACCAACGGAACTTTCTGTCCATCATTTTGTTTGAAAGCATCTCTCATAATTGTACGTCCGTCTGAGCATTTGAGGTTTGCTCGGGTAGCCCATCCGGAAAAATCATACTTCATTTTGATTTTCTCCTCCTTCATCATATTCATATCCGTCATCATACTCAGGCGGATAATTTTGTTCGTCTGTCGGCTGACTTATATTACTGTTGACCAATTCGTCCGCTTTAGGATCATTCGAAGGTTTCATACCTATAGCCTGCCTAATCTCGTTTGATGTCATAATTTCGTTTCGTGTAAATTTATCAGCAATTTCTGCCATATCATTTACCGGTACTAATCGGAACGGATCTCTAAAGAAACAAATAGACTGTCCTTGTGTACGGGCAGTCTTAGTTAGAAATTTTCTTTTTAATTCGTTTACGATTGCAGAAATTATAGGTTCGATGGTTCGATTGTTGTAGTTTAACATTGTCTTTTCATCAGCCGTTCCATCTAAAATACTTTGTGTGATGTTCATCTGTGCAAAGAACTGATTTGTCAGATATTCGACTGAAGACATAAGATTGTTCTCCACACTTCGATTTAGCTGTGTTATTTTTTCAGTACCATCTGTATATGCGATACCGTATGTGCTTCCCGCTAGCTGATCCTCAATTTGCTTACGTCTTTCTTCAGCCTGTTTCTTTCTTGCATCAGACTTAATTATGTACGGCAACTGAATAATCAAATCTAATTTACTTGATGCCGTTTTCTCATCTGTCACATCTAATAAACTAAGTTTTCTTTTCAATCGCTGTAATGTAGAATTACTATCGTTAACCACTGTGTAGAATGGATTTTCGATGATTGCTACATCTTCTTTAGATAATAACAAATCTTCTTTTTTACCAGTTCGATCATTGTATAAACGTACTTTAACTTTATTCGGAAACCACTCTAAAACTTCGCCAACTCGCATTGATAAAATATCATATGAATTTGTCATGTTTGGGTTTGTGGTAGTATCTACCGGAACGATCGCTATAACGCCTTTATCGAACATTGTTAATACAGCATCCTGTAAAAACGCTCGATGTGTCTGATCGATATTAGCACTTAATGTCAAACATTCATTTAAATTAGAATGCATAATTTCTATAAATCTGTCTTCTTTGTCTAATCGACAATGCTTCACATCTATTGCTGCTACATCCAATGCTATTCGATTAAACACCGATGCGGATATAGATTTTGCATTTCCTCTAGTTAATCGCGGACGATCTGGACGATAAGTACTTCCAGAACTATAATATTCATAGTTATAATCATCTGTTGGATCGCGATTATTTTTAAATACATTCCAAGCGTTTATCAGCCTAGAACCAAGTGTTAATTTCATTTAGTTACTCCTTATTCAAAAGCTTCTTTGTTTCGTTTAAATGCTACGAGTGCGTCCATCATTGCTGATACTGCATCAATTTTTGCCTCGTATCGTTTCTTTAACAATTTTCTATTACCATTCGTATCTTCCATAACAATACAATTTCCCATGGTAAAACTCATCAATTCTTCATCGAATAATAGCATTCTATCTTCTGCTAATTTCTTTAATTCACCTAATGGTACAGATTCTGTTTTAGATCCCTGTATAACTTTCTCTATACCGAATGGACTGTTTTCACGAGACCAGCGATCTACGAATTCTTTTGCGTTATATGGATCATAACCAAAAGCTCGAACATCATATCCACGTTCAATGATATGGTTGTCCAGATCTTCATAAACGGCCATCATGTCAAGAATTGTTCCTTCATGTACAATAAGACTTCCTTCTCTCATAAAATCTTCGTATTTAGTTCTCATTGCTAACGGTAAACTGGATAATGTTTTTGATGAAATATAGTTTCTGGTTTTAACACCAAAAGAACCATCGGATAATGGAAATAGAAATGTAAACGCACAAAAGTCATCACCTTGTGATAAGTCGGCGCCAAGAGCACATGGCATTTGCCAATAATCTCTTTTTCGTCGATGTGTAAGAGTTTCTTCGTACGTAAAGAAATACGTATAACCTTCCATAGGAATACCGAAACGTTTTGCTAGGATATCGTTTCTGGATGCTGGGTTATTCTCAGCCTTATCAACGTCTAACTGATAAGTTTCATAAGTAACAGTCTTTCCTAGATTTGGATTAGCTTTTAACCACATATCAGGATCGTTTACTTCTTCTATAGAATCTAATTTGTAATACCAGATTGATACATGTGGATTGAAATATTCACCTTTAAGAATATTCATCAACTCCATTTTGATTGTATCACCGACTCCATTACGAACTGTACCTTCAGAACTCGTGGCTATGATAAGATAATCATCATTCTTAGATGCTCCCTGTTCGATAGCTCCGATCGGGTCTTCTCTAACATCACCGGATAACCATTCATCAACGGTAGCTATTTTACATCTCATACCCTGTAGTTTATCGATACTCATTGGGCGAACTTCTAACAGTGATCCAGTTAGAAAATTTTCGATCCCTTTTTTTGTACTGGTTAGTTTGACTCGATTTGCTTTCGATCCTGTTGTATTCTGTAGTGAACCCTCTGTTAAGAACTTAAATAACGGCCCTCTTGCCCTTGTTATAGAAGTTCTTATCGGTGACATTACTTCATCAGCCTGTTTCATAGTAGGAGCTGTTGTAATCTGATAAGTTGTACTTGTATCGACATTTAAGAAGAAATTCTGTATGCAAGATTCATACATAGACTTTGCAGCGCCTCTTGCTACAATAAGATACTGTTTGTTGATGAGTCGTTTCTTTATGGTCTTTGTTACATAACGACCGCCATGACCATCTGGATCTGGTTCATACACACTTCTATCTATGAAGTAATACCAACCAAATACCTGTTCTGCCCAAACTTTAAACGTTGGTAACAAATTAAGGTCTTCTCCATCAGTTAAAGTTAATTCATTCTCGCAGTATTCTATAAAACCATTTACTGCTTTATCATCGTAATAGATTCCAGGATCATCAATCAACCGATCGATGCGATTCATCTCCATCGAAATTTCTTTACATACCGGTATCTCTCCGCGAATGACAGCATCTCGAAATTGTCCATAATAAAAAGGAGTAGCTGTATTACTTAATGACATAGGCTAATCCTTCTTTGTTTTATCGTTATTTCGATTATTGTTGTTCTTCTTTTTCTTCTTGTTATCGCCAGTTGGTAAATCAAATAGCTCTCTTCCTTGTTTTTCAAGATAAGAACTTAATATTTTTTTACCTGCCTCTGTAGCGGCTGGAACTATAACTTTATTAGTCATATGATCCACGATTTTCTTACCTTTGGATACTTGTTTCGGTGTTAATTCTGCTACTCGCTTTTGTTTGTTGAGATAATTTTCTTCTAAAGTGAGACGATCTGTCTTAGTTTTTAATTCGGCATCAGACATTTCTTTAACGCTTTTACGTTTTGGTGTTTGACTCTGAGAAGAATTCATTTGAGATGAGATTTTTTTCTTACGGATATTTCTACCATTTGTTAAATCAGAATATCGATTCTCTAACTTAGCAGCTTTTCGTCTACCTCGTTCGTTTAAAGTCCCGTCACGGTTGTGATACCTTCTGACACCCCATTTCATACCTAGGACGCCATGATGATATAATTCATTCTGTGTCATTTTGACCTCCTTCGACTTGTACGTTTAGTCGCCATTCTAGTTCTTTGATTTGTTCTTTATAACATTCCATAACGGCAGTACTTAAAGGAGGATCGAATAATAATTTTACCTTTAAATGCATATAAGTTTTAACCGCGTGAAGATTAGATTCATCTGATACGAAATCAGTCCAAACAGTATTTTCATCAGTGATGCTAAAACCGTTTTTTGGACCAATACCCAACTGATGTAGAATCATGAATACAGAATTAATATGTACGATCAAATCTTGATCAAATACTTTATAATCGGACGATATTCCAATCATTTTTTTAACACTATTTAAAATGCTAAATTCTTCATCCATGTTTTACCTCTTTTCTATTATTCGATTCATCAGTTTTTAAGTATCTACTCATACAATAACCAATTGCTGGTATTCCGTTAATTTTTGTTATTGAACACCAATCTGTTGATTCACTCTGTTCGCACTCTAAAACTGTATTAACATCGATAATTGTTAAAATATTAGAGTCCTTGGAAGGGTTTGCTCTAACACATAATTTTTCACAATTACAAACAGTTGCTTTCATCATTTTCACCTCCTTTAATAATCATATAACTGGACTCTCTGGGAATCGAACCCAGGACCTATCGTTTATGAGACGATTTCTCTAACCAACTGAGATAAGAGTCCTTATGCCGGATTACTCCGGCTTTTATTCTGCAAACATCCAATCTTCTGCCAGCATATCTGCCTGGCTTGCTAACCATCCCATTTGTACGCCAGACGTGCCGATAAACGCAATTGCTTTATTTCCAATATCATTGTGATTACAATTAACGATTGTTCCGTCTGCTGCTGTGTACGAAATGCATATTGCAAGCTGAATATACTGATCCTTTCCGTTCCATCCTTTTCTTTTGACTTTAAGTCCGCGTTTCATGTACTTAATTGCATCTCCGAATCCAAATGTAGCTTCTCCGCCTAAAACTGGACAATTTGTTTCATCTACAATCATCCAATCATCAGATAAGATATTAGACATAGTGTACTCTACTGCCTGTGTTTCTCTAATATCCAATAAGTCACCTTTTTCTCCATCATCTTTTGTTCTACACTGCATCATAATAGTTTTTTTCTCTACATCCCAGTACCAGTATCCGCCCCAGGATGGACGTTTTGCCATACGACCTTTTTTCATTGCTTTAAATGCATCTTTAAAATTCATATTTCTTTCCTTTCTAAATTTAGGTATAAAAAGACCCGGGGTCCGAAGATCACCCGAGTTCTAGTTATCTCTTCCATGGACAAGTATCGTTCTTTTGTCGAATTACTGGATCAGATATCAACAATCCACCATCACTATAATGTATTGCTTTATGGGTACGTGCGCTTACGCATATTAAATACTCTGGATTTAGTAATAATTCAGTCCTATTAATAATGTCATCTCTTGTAATCGGGTTCATATGATGTACAATTATATACGAATTCAATTCACGTCCCTCAATACCTAGATCTCTTCCAGCGTCCCTAATAATCACGTCATTTCTTATAGAAAGCCATTCACGATCTTTATAGAATAATTGATTTAAATAACGATCGCTTCCGAAAGTTTCTTGTCCAACTTGTCCATCTAATTTCAAATATTCATACCGTTCTTCAAACGTCGGTAATAATATAAGTTCACTATATGTCCTCATCATTCGTCTTCATGTCCTGAATATTTTTTCATACTCTTTATAGCCTCGGCATATAATTCTTCGACATGTTTTGCTGATTCTAGCGATTCTGTTTTTGCCCGCAACAGCTTATTCTCTTCTTCTAACTTTTCCATCTCTCTTTTTTCTCTTGATGATCCAAGTTTTAAGAAATGAGTGATAACTTGAGACGATGCTGTACCTTCCATCATCTGTTTCTCAGCTAACTTATATGCCATGTTAACCATTCGAGCTTCTTGTACCTCTGGAGATGTTGCTGGCGGTCTTGTTTCGCCTTTTTTAGCCATGCTTCCACCTTCCTTTTTACATGTTTACTATTGTTAATTCGATAGTTTCTGACAACATTTTGGTGCATACATTGGATTTATTAACTTCTTTTTGGACAGACAATATAGACTCATTGTAGAATTTTTTAGGATAAAGTATCTTTTATGAAAAATGCTTTGACAAAAACTTGTAATTTTATATAATTTACTTTCTTTATAGGTATGTATGCACCAAAATATTGTCAGAAAAATACCGCCGGAGAATTTTTAAAGAGGGCGGCGATGTAGGGGAGGGGGTAGATTTTTAGACACCCCCCCTATACCTTAATCAAATGCATATACGTGTTCGTCGCTCTTTCTTTCAACTTTCTTATAAATATTTAAGAAATCGTTAGCGATGATCGTATCAATTGCTTTTTCTTTCTCCTGTTCTTCTTCAACTTCCGACAAATCGTCAGGAAGGTTGGCAAGTAATCTTGCTAAGTAACCACAAGTGTTGTATCCTTTTTCGTTATCAAACAAAAGCCATTGAGTAAAGTCATCAAACGGATCAAAAGGATTGTCAAATGTAGTTAATCGATATTCAATCATTCATTAAACCCCTTTCAAATACTTGTTTACGGTTGACGCTGATACACCCAACTTCTTAGCTATCTCATCAATAGTGTAGTTAGATCCACTCAACGCTTTGATTCGGTTTACTTTAGCCGCACTAAGTTCTTTAGTAGCTTTTGGTGTAGCTAATTGTCTAAGCACATCAATGTCGGTATTATCAAGTATCTTCTTAAGAACATTCTCAGATACAGCACCAGCCTGAATAGCTTTCCATTCACTCTCTGTAATTGGTATTGATCTATCACGCCTAGCAATAGAACCGACTTCATCTCTGTATTTAGAGATTGCCTGTTGTTTAGCTTTCTTAAGATCTTTCTTAGACATCTCAGTAGTTTCTATTTTCTTATTAACCGCAGCATTGGCTTTACGTTGTGCTTCTCTCTCACGAGTAGCATTCAATAGCGCAGTGTTAAGTTTAGCTTTTAAAGAATCAACCTCTTTCTGATACTTCAATTTAGCTTCACTACTGTATGCTATCTTACCGGTACTCATCATCTCTTTACGTGCTTCATTAGCCATAGCTTTCATACTATTGGCATAATCAGCATAAACGAGTTCCATTGGATGTTTTGCTTCTGATACTAGGGTGTTAGCGTCATCTGTTTCTCCCATCCTAGTACTCTTCTGATATCGAGTCTTTACGACTTCTGTTATCTCACCTGTTTTAGGATTCAGCTTCTTAACGGTGTACTTTGAGTCATCGGCAGTCTTATAGATCAACGCTCCCTCAGGTCGGGTTGGATCGTAGTCTGGAGTGCCTTTGATATTAATCTTAGGTGTACCCTGACGTTTCTCAACTTGCTTCTCTCCTTTACTTCTTGAAATAAGAGTCGAAGCTCCGCCATAACGCATTCGTCCATTCTCATCCATATGAGGCTGGTATTCTTTACGTAATGCGCGAATATTATTGTCTAACTCACTCTGTTTGTAGTCTAGTTTATGTTTTTCGGCATCAATAACAACCATCGAATGTCTAACAGCTCTAGCTAATTTGTCAGGACTTGCTCCTGCTAACGTCATATCAGTAATCAGGTTCGATATCTTACCCATTTCTGTATCAGTCTTAGTCATGATTCGGTATTCTCTACCATCTCGATAGTAATGTTTATTACCATCTTTATCTTCTTTAACTTCTGACGCACCATAACTTGTCTTTGGATCGAATCCTTCTAATTTTTCTAATGGTTTTGTAGATGTGATCCTAACTTTTCCTGCTTTATCATGCGTTGGAATACACATTGTTGTATCTCCATCGAAATCAGCGCCACTTAAACGATCCGCAACTTTATGATTAATACCAATAGCATCGGGCACATCGGTTCCCAAAAGCTTTCTTGCTTGAGGCTGTTTATTATTTACAGTCAGAATTGGTATTTCAAAGGTTCCACCATGAGGAAATCTTATCAACGCGAGTTTAGTACCGTTTTCGTAATTAGGTGCATAAACTTCTGTATCTTTCATGGTTGTAATTGGAATAATGACACTGTATCTTTGTCCAGGTAATGCTGCCGCTTTAAGCTCTACGGCTGCAGAATCACAAGTATCTGAGAACTTTTGTAAGAGATATTTCTTAACTGTGGGATTTGTTAATGATTTTATTTCATCAAACTCTGCCTGTTTATCAGCACGGGCTAGACCTAACTGTTTCTTAGCCATATAAATAGACTGCTTAGACAAGAACTGAGCAGGTAATGTATTATCCCAATCGTTCCAGTCACCCTCATCGGATTTCTTATTAATAAGTCCGAGTTTTGCTCCTGGTTTACTAGAACTAACTCTTTCACCAGTCTTTGGATCATACCAATACTGCCCACCTTTATCAGCGTCTTTAATTAATGCTCCAAAAGGGTTGTCGGGATCAGCTTTAATAGGTTTCAATACCTCCATCATCGGCGTACCTTTTGATTTGTTTGTATTAAACATAACATCTACGCCTTTTGGCAAATCATCAGAATATACAGCCATTCCTTTAAGATAATGCGTACCATCAACCAATATACGAACCTGTGCATATCTTGATTCACCAAGGCTTAGGTCTTTCACGCCTCTTCGAATTTCGATAACACCATCTTTCTCAATACCGCCATCTTCGTTATATCTGATCTTTAAACGTTTAGAATCTAAAGAAGCTGGATAGCTAAATTTCTTTTCGTATGTATCACCACCATCACGAGTAATATAATCTTTTAAAGAATATACTTTGTCATAATTATATATTTCTTTATGTTCCGTTCCTGGTTTACAAATAACTCTCTGATTGATCTGTTGTCCAGGATTGGTTGCCTGTGGAATACCACCTTTATAAATTGGATATCCTTCTCGTTCCAACAAATATAAGGCCTGATCGAATTTAGTCTTTGATACATTCAACTCTCGTTCTACACCAGTACCAACATCGACCATTCCCTTTTTATCTACTTGTTCCTTGATAAAATTAGCTGTCTCTTTGGACTGTTTCATTCTTGATTCTGATTCTGCATTAAACCAACTTCGAACAGTGGATTCATTTACACCCATTTTTTTACCGATCTCAGAATCATTCAGCCCATCCGCTTTTAAAGACTTTGCAGTTGCAACGTTATACGCTCTACGTTCATCTTTAGCTAAAGCTTTCTCAATTCTATATTGGGTAGTATTGATACCAAATGCTTCTTTGATATTTTCAGGTGTTTCGGTCCAACCGGTTTTCTTTAAATCTTCGACTCTACTAATAAAGTCTTTACTTCCATGCTGATAAGGATCTTCGCCAGAACCCCAAGGATATCTACCGCTTCGACGAGGCATTCCATAATGCTCTATGTATTCTTCATCAGACATTCCTGAATCCAAATATATACTCATCATTTCTTGAACAACTTCATTCATCGTCCTAATTCCTCCTCGTCTCGTTTTTCTAACAATTTATCATCATGAATAATAATATCCATAATGGTTGATATATCATCAGGATCTGGTTTATGAATTATCACCTCATCGTTCTGATATATTCGCAGTTCTATATCTTTTAATTCATTTGGTTTTAATCTATATTCCAAACAGAATAATGCAGTATATACTTCTAACTGATCCATTTTAGCTGGATGATTACCAGTCTTAAGATCATGAATTCGCAATATACCTTTATTGAAACTGATTGCGTCTGCGGTACCAAAGAAATGATCAGAATAAAATAAGACAACTTCGGTATTCATTCGAAAACCAATTGCATCATTCACGTATGCATATAAAGTTTTCTTAGACCGAGGTTGTCTTATTTTTAAATCAATTGTATTCTTAGCCCATTCGTGTAACTGCGTTCCTATGTACGAAGCTTTCTTGTTATCATAGACACTAAGTAATTTCTCATCGTCATATCTTAACCATGCACTTTGACTTGCGCTAAACGGAGCATGAAGCCCCTCAAGATTTGAATGTTTGTTCCAAATCATTTAATACGTCCTCCTTATTCTCTGGATATATAAAACGCGAAAATGACATGTCTTCCATTTTGTCAACATAGTAATCCTGATTTGGTCTATGCGAAGCTTTCTTATTTTTCTTAACTTCAAGAGAAGCCCACTTATCTTTGTATAAAATTAAAAGATCAGGAATGCCTTGAATGTCTGCTGAGTCAGCTTTCATAACAATGCATCCTGGAAATTTATTTTTTAACTCTTTTTTCAAATCAGATTGAAATTTACTTTCTAACATTTTTATCTCCTTTTCACTTTCATCCATCCAACTCATACAAGATGGACTCCTTTCTGTGATGTACGATGATTTTTAATATCGGTATGTTAAATCATCTTGTGTGAGTTGGATGGATGAACGTCTTAAGTAGGTCTGAGAAATAAAAGAGAGACAACTAAAATTAGTCCTCTTTTAAAATTAGTCCTCTCTCTCATAAAAGGGCATGTTTTTTTCGCGAATTCTAAAAATAGTAAAATTTTGTAAAAATGTGTGTTTTTTATAGTTTTGGTCAAAAGCCCACTTTTTTTCGCAAATCTATATATATTTATTAATTTTTTCTTCACAATTAAATAGAAATAAAAGTGGGTTTTTGACCAGAAACCCCGCAAACCCGCATAAATACGTGGTTTTTGCGTGGCCACTTTTGTTTTTAAAAGTGGGCAGAAAGTGGGCAAATGGCCAAAAACTGACCAAAATTCTTCAAAATTGACACAAAAATAACCCGCCATTTTCACAAAATTGACGAGTTGCCCAAACATAATTGACCAAAAGCCCACTTTTATTTTCAAAAGTGTCCACAAAATTAGCTAGATTTTTTGTTATAAAATTGCTCTCTTTCCTCCTTCATACGGAAAATATCCTTAAGTTGACACGCTCCATTTGGGTATTTTTTCATACGTTTTTCAGTCAAATAACACTGCTCAACATACCTACAATCGTAGCAAGACTCCTGCTTTCCATCTGAAATATACTTGTCAGAGAACATCTCACGATCGTCTTCACGAGTGTACGCACGCTTACAACCTGTGCATAAACCCAACAAAATATTACGCGTCATACTCTTTTCATACCTACAACCTTTACAAGATTTCATATCAATCACTCCTCCCAAGTAGCTATATAAGGTGTGTTTTCTTGTTCAGGTAAATCTGGTTTCGGACCATATATAAGGAATAAACTAGTTATTTCAAGAGGTGTCATGTTATACGTTTCTTTGAGACATCGTTTAAGCTCATCGTATACAGATTTAGTAATTCTAATCTTTCTACAATCAATAGTCGGACGTGAACCACCGTTATGCTTACTTACCTTATAAGCCAACATCTCATAAAAGTCAGGCAAAGATAAGTAACAATCCTCTTTTGATAACACGATAGTTATCATATCAATCACTTCTTTTGATACTACGATAGTTGCCATATCAATCACTCCTTCTTATGTTTCTTCCAACGATCTATTACATCTAACAGATTTAATAATTGTTTGATCCAAAAGATAATTGCACATAAAGCTATAACTATTAAAAGGATAAACCACAGATACATATAAACTGTACATAAAATATCCATATCAATCACTCCTTTCTAACAGCACTCCAACAGAATCCATCATCTGGTGTTTTCTTCCAATATAAGTCGCAATAGTCACAATCACCATGACCGGTATACCCTTTCTTAAAATGCTTACAGTCAATACAATAACAATCTGCCGTAGGTGCATCATCGAAACGTTTCTTAAACTTCCATTTCCATTTTTTCATAGCCCACCAAGATCGCAACTTACTGCCAATCTTCATAAGTCTAACCAATAGTTCACTTATAGTAAAAATGGCACCTGATACTGCTAGAACGACAATACCAAATGCCAAACAAAATAAGAACACCAATATCACAAAGATAATGATGCTAAACAATATGTTTCCGATCATACTACTTTACCTCCCATAAATACAGCTCCGGTAATGATAACAAATATCGCTGTAATTTCAATCGCTACAAAAGTCCTAGTAACTTTTTCAGGATCAGTCTTAAATACGAGTAAATCAATAAGCGATCCTATACATACACCGATGGTCATATATAAAAATAGTAATAGCCAACTCATACTTTCTCTCCTTTCAACTTCTCGTAAATATCAACAGCCTCTTTTCCCTGATACGCCTGCTTAATAGCCGCCATATGATTCATCTGCTTCTGACCAACAATCAAAACAGAATCTTCTTCTTTACCTGTTGAATTTGTAAAACTAACAATAAAACTCTCTGTTACTGGTTTCATTAAATACCTCCTATTTATTCAAGTGAATCCATTTCAAATATTCATTATATATTTCATCAGTGATCAACTCTGTATGTCCGAAAGTAACTGGGATAAATATAGATGGATAATTAGCAAACAACCACTCTTTAAAACTACGTGTTAGTTTAATCATGATGAATATCTCCCTCCTCTGCATTTCTCGATACAGTTACAGATCCTATCTACAATTCCGTAGAAGCATCCATAAATAGTCAAAGCTTTAATAATAAAAACTAAAATATTACTCATTTTCTTTATCCTCCATAATCTTGTCTAACCATTTAGCTATTCTTTTTCCTAACAAATGTGCAAAGTTTAACATCACTACAAATAAAATCATTATTAAAGCTCCTGGCCATAATAATATCAAGATCATCGGTGGGTCAACAGCATCATCAAATCCCCATGAGTCATATATTGATGCACAAACGAAACCAAAGAATAGATAGACAATTACTAATATAATTTTAAAAATCATTACCATCTCCTCTCGTCCTCCATGAGTTTTTCAATTTTACTAGGATTAACTGATTTTTTGGTATTCTTCTTTTCCATCTTTTACATAGAATCAGCAATTCGTTCGAGTGATCTAGCAATACTCTGTAAAGCATTTAATGTATCTCTATCAAATCTATCTCTTACACTCATAGTTTGTACCTCACTTTCGTCTGTCTGTATCTATTTTTATATTCTTCTTTATCCCAGTATCCGTATTCTCGTCCGTCAATAACAATCGCTATAGAGTTGTCCGTGAATCTGTTATATACTCGCTGTATATCTCTTTTTAGTGCTGGTAAATATCCATCAAGATAAGCTTTATGATGTTCTATTCTGTGTGTTACTTTCGCAATACTATTTTTGGATTCGGCTCGTCCACTATTAAGAAACTGCTCATCTCTTTCGAGTTCACGTTTAGCGTTTCTAAATATGGAAGCGAAAGATGTAACGATATTATTCGGATCATCTAATGTTCCGATATACACCCATCCGCTTCCGCCTACAGTTCCGACTGCTACCGTCTGTGATTCAGGTAGTGTTTTTAAATATTCTCCTAATTGCATTTCTCTGACCTCCTAAAAACTAATCGAATATATGTTTCTTAGTTACAAATAACAGAACCCCTGTTATTAGCATTAAAATAAAAAATGTGATGTCATAGTCTGTAACCGGTATCGATAACAAACCTAACATCACACATAATGCTCCGTATTTTCTATTTTTTTGTCGTTCCATATCCTTTCTTTTTCACCTCCCAATTTACTGGTTTGTGAGAATATAGATTAACCGGATGAGCTAAGCACTCATCACATGGATCTTCATCCTCGTTTTTATTTGCGTATTTACAACTATGACAATACTCGTTAAAATGTACTTGCTTTAAATCGTATTCCATTCGTCTAACTCCTTTTGTTTTATGTAATATATAGGTTCGTGATCACTCACCACATCAAAGTTACTGTCTATAAGTTTCTTATTTGTACCACAGATAATATCTGGAATTGGTCTTATACCTAGACATTGTTTTCTTGAAAATACGAATTTAGTTCTTGTATTATCTGTAGTTATGACAAGCTGATTAAAATGCTGTCTATATTTAATTTCTGCTTCTCTAAGCTGATCGACAAGTACCAAATATTTGTGTCTGGCGTCATTCGCGTTCTCAGCTAATACTAAAAAGTTAAGCATGATTAAGCCTCCTATACATGAGATGGATTACTTTGTGCCGCTATGATCATAGCATCTTCGAGCGCCTGTTCAGACATTATTGGTTGACTGCCAACATCACGCATCATATTTTCATCAGGAAATGATAAAACAACACCTTTACAGTCCTTGTTTTTATAATATATAGCTAATAAATCCCTACAAATTTCAGCAGTCTTTCTATCTACGCTAAGACCTGTTTTTACTTCTACGTTAATTTCGCCAATAACGGTTTTGTTTTTATTCATAATCATTTCTCCTTAATTTATCGTTACGATGATTGTATTATCTTGACCACCATCAACTTGTATTCCATCAACTTTACTGTCTAAATAACTATCAGATAATACATCATGACCAGTAAAGTCGCAATATATCGTAGCAACATCAGTACCATTGGATTGTATCAAAACATCATCCCCATACTTAATCAATGGTAAAATATTTCTTAACTTCATATATTGTTCCTCCTATCTTGATAATAAATAGAACTTAAACCAATCTGGTAAATCTGACACTGATATGTAATAGGTAATACTTACACCCAAACCTATAACTGATACTATAGCCACTACAATAAATACCATATACCATCCAAAATAACCCTTATTGTCAAATGATACTGCCAATATTACTGAAGCGATGAAAGCTATTAAAAATATTACTGTCCACATATTTATTTCCCCTCTCTTTCTTCAAGATGTCTTTCTATAGAATCACACAATGTTCGATTTGAACAATCTATAGAAAGAATAGTTACTGCTACTGTGTGATCAGTGTATATATCGTCACGATGCATAGTTGCCTCGAAACATGGACACCCCTGACATTTTTCAACTAAATGGTTTTCTGTTTTGATCATCTTCTCTAACCTCCTAATCTAAAAAGAGAGCCTACCATTTGATAGACTCTCAAATAAATCCTGACCAATCTTACAACGATCCATAATAAAATTCATAACAAGACAACCAGAATGATCAAGATTTTTTAACGTTTCAATTGTTTCTTCTAATATGACACGGTATCCATGTTTTACGAATGTATATTTTATGGCTTTTGACTCTGGAATATACCTCATGTCATAGTCGATGTCATGTTTGTTAAAATAATCAGCGAGCTTCAGCATTATTATCTCTCCGATCATTCGTTAATTTACATACTCTTTCTTTCCATTCTGGATGATCTTTACCGTATTCAGATGTGTCCATAATTCTAAACCAAGCTTTATTAGGTTCGCCTTCGCTGTCGTATAATTCGTAATATATTCTCATGAGTACACAAACAGTCATTTTTAAGAATCCATAACAAGCATTGCGAGCGGGAACAATAGTAATAATACTTCCAGATGACACCTTAGAATATACATGTTTTATATACATTTTTTGGGTTTCAGACAACTCAACGTCCAATACATATTCGATGAATTCAGCCACATCCATTTTCTTTTTACTCACAGCAACCTCCTTAATCTGGTTCACACACTTTTACACGACCTTCTATAACCATTCTACCGGTAGTCATATCTCTATATTGTTCAGTTCTAACAAATTTTCTTACACCATCGGTAATATCTTCAAGTAAATAATTCTTCATTAGATCCTGATAATAATTCAAAGTTTCATATTCAGGATCAAGCTCTTTTCGTGCAGCTAATGTAACTATCCGATAATGATCAACATGTATCATAGGCGATGGATGTCCCGGGATATATTTTTGTAAACGTTCGTTCTCTTTCTTTAATTTCTTACATTTCTGTCTTAAATTCATATTATCTTCTCCTCCATGTTCCCCATCTAACGATTTTTACGTCTCTGGTATACCATTTTTCGTGTAAAGGTTCTTCTGAAAAGATATCAATCACGTTTCCTTGTACCTTATTTCCAGTATCAACAGCATAATATTCTTCTCCATTGATTGTTAAGATGCTTCCAAGTGGAATAATGTCCGGATCTACGGCCACGGTATAAAATTTACTACTTCTTACACCCATAGCGGTACAATATCCCCACCGATCTTCTCCGATCCAGTAATATGTAATCTTAAAAGTACCGAATCTTCTGCCCAAATCCTTCTTAGCTTCTTCGTCTCGACGTCTTTGCTCTGCTTTTTTACGCCTTATAGCCTCTTTTCGTGCTTTTTCAGCCTGTTTTTCTTGTCTGATCTTCTCATCAACGTGCGGTTTGAATGTTTTTTGTACTTCTTCATAACCTTTCAAGTCAACATTGCTGTCTTCAGTTGCATTAACACTAGTTCCATTTACTGTTAACATACATACTAAGGATAAAACTGCTAAAAATTTCTTCATAGTAAAATATCTCCTTCAAATCTTTGTATAAATATCTGTTTTTATTTGTTTATTTTTCTTAATTTACGTTCGTCATATTCCTCTTTTGATATCTCAGTCCAAGCACCTGGTTCATCATCCTCAGACACTCTAAAGAATCTGTTAATATCAATTTTTTCTTGTTTACCTGCTTCAGTTTTTAACACATAAAATACTCCGACAGTATCAAAATCTCCATTTTTCTTATCCGTCAGGAAATCTTCACAATAAACTTTGATTGAATCACTCTCGCTAGAGGTGTAAGGCATTGTGATGGGAAACATATCATCAATAATACGTCGAACCAAACTTGACGAATAAGCGACTGTTGGATTATTAATATTAAAACACCATAATCTATCAACATCATGATATCTGATAGTTCCATCTGGATAGACATCTTTAAATAATGAACTCATTCTCTTACATTGATAAGTTTTAATTCCTTTAACACTAAATACAGAATCGCTCCAAATATCATCCGTATCTTCGATCGGAGTTAAAGGTTGTCCGTTTAAAAGACGATCTAATATAGATTGTGTTATTTTTATACTAAAACCAGAATGCCCGTCTTCCAATAAACTTTCAAAAGCTTTTAACGCACTTTCATAACAAGCACATCCATAATCAAATTCGTCTTTTTTTGCGTTTCCTCTTTCTTTTTTACATGCAATTTCAATTTCTCTTTTTGCCCAATCTAACATTCCACTCATTTATTTCTCCTTTCATTAATCAAATAACGCATGACCTGCTATATTGTTTAAATATTCTTTATCTTTTGAGGTTAATCGATCAAATAAATCAAAACCTGTGGTTCCATCGAAATCGTAAAAAACGTAACCGTACATAGTATCTTTTATATTTGGATATTTTTTTTGCATATCCACTAATTCTTTACACATTTCGTCATATGCTTTATCTGACATAGGACTTTTATTGTATTTATAGTAAGCTATACTATTTAAAATGATCTTTCTCTGTAATAATTCAATTCGATCTTTAATACTTAATTTTGAATTCGTGGTTGATGATCTTGGTTTAAACATTTTATCTGTATAACCTCTTTCATTGAACTTCTTTTTCTTTGTAAGAGCCTTAGATATAGCAAGATCAATGCCACTTCGACTCTTCAAATGATAGTAATATAGGTCTTTATATGGCGTATTTAGCCTATCAATACGTCCGGATGCTTGTTCCATGACTTTATAAGAGTAATTCTGGCTGTAAAATATGATTGTATCCGTTTTTATACAGTTCCAACCCTCACATCCAGCCGTATATTGAACTAAATATACCCAACTTTTAGTGTCTGGCACTGGTTGATGTTTATGTCCGTTCCATTGAGCTACCTCTACATCTTCTCCATAAGCAATATTCATAAGAATGTCTAACTCATAATCAAAGTTATAGAATATAATGACTCTCGGCGACTTTTCTAATATCTCCAAAACAGTCATAGCTCGTCGCTCATCGGTGTTTACGACACGTCGCAAGACATAACAAAGCCCTGCTGCTTGTTGTATTGGTTCGTCCTTATAAATATCCCAACGGTTTCTGATCACATCTTTATAAGTAGAAATATCGTACGGAACGTATATATCCTCATGATGTGGTACTGTATCTCTAATGAAATCCATATCGACCAATATTTTATTTCGTAAACGTATTAATCTACCTGTATTTAAGTATCGATCGATTTTAGGGTATTTCGTGTACCGAGAATATATTACATGCTCTCTTATAAACTCAGTTCTGTTTTTATAGAAACCATTCGCAATAAATACTGGAACATAATCCATCCAGCAATCACCACTAGTGGCAGACAATATGATCCACTTATTTGCCTTAGCTATTTTTAAAAATGCTTTAACCCATGCTCCAGAACCTTGTACTCTGTCTTCATCGAATATAAAGAACGCGTTTTGTACATCTGCATACTTTTTTATGTTATTCCAAGAATCGATTACTACTTTATTTTTATAGTAGTTCTCTCCGCCTGGCTCGGCGTAAAGATGATATGGAAGTAATTCCTCTTCCCACTCAAGAGAATCTCTTTTCATAGCTGTTGTTATGATATATAGATCCTGCGGTTTTTTCATAGGTTTAAAATTTGGAATCATGCTTCCGCCATTTTCTTTAAAATAATAATAAAGACCTGTACGACTCTTTCCTGATCCGACACCACCAGCTAAGATGCAGCCACTAAACATCTCGTTGACTGCATCTAACTGATAATCTCTTAAGAACTGTGTTCCCATCAGATCACACCATTCTTCTGCATTTGTTTATAATGAGTCACCTGAGCTCTGCGATATTCAGAGAGTAATCCTTTCTCTACTAATGTTTTGTCACTCATACCAAAGCATCCAAGAACGTCGGCATCACCTTCACAGTTGATCGCATATTCGTGGTTATTCATTTCGTATAGAAACGCTTCATACGCTACGTCGTGATCTTCCATTAATTCATCGAGTTCCTTTTTATGTCGCTTGATCATATTAAACCAATTTGGAATATCTTTTTTTCTAATAACATCTCCACAACCGATGATGCTTGTACATTCTTCTTCCTTAGCGTCCAGTTCTTTCAATGCTTTATCTAATCCTTCATCTGAAAATGCGTATTTCATAGGGAAATCGTTAAGCTCTTTTTCGTGTTTTTTTCTGAGGTCTAAATATTTTTTTAATTGACTCATAATGTCACCTCCTAGATTTATTCGTCTTCAGGGAACTCTTCTTCAGCCATCCTTTCATCAAAACGGTCTACTCTCTGGCGAATCCAGATAGACTGTAAATATGCTGCTCTGAATGGTTTATCCTGTACTACGTCATCATACGGACGAATATCTAAATCTACAGATTCAATATCCATCTGATCGATTGTTCCGACCGTATTTTCATTTAATTTGATAGTTCTTGATCCTGACTGCACAATAACTTTAGGACCTCTACCATTAAATTTTACTTTTACTGGAAGAGTGATAAATGGTGGTTCACCTTCTTCTCTGTTAGGTTTGATTTTTACATTCCAAGCAACACCATATTGATTTTTATCTGCAAGTAAAGCGTCTGCGATCTCCTCATCAGGGATAACTAAAGCAAAGTTTCTATCTCCCTCACGGTTGTATTTGTCGCCAACACCTGCAAAATTACGATACACAATATGAGCGTCGTCAATCTGTAAAATTCCTCTTGGTCCAAAATTTAAATTCATAATTTTTTTCTCCTTTTTCTTTGAAATATAATTTGGTTAATAAATTTAAAACAAAAAGAAAGAGCCCTTATTAGGACTCCTCTTCGTTTTCTGGTTTTGAATCTTTTAATTTTTTATCGGTTTCATCCAATGCTGCTAATACTACACCAGTCATAATTGAATAAGTGCAATGAGCTAATGCTACACCAGCTCCAAGTTTCATCCAATCTTTAATTTTCATGATTCATCACTCCTTTCCATAATAAGCTTTGTTTTTTACGCGAATGGCACTGTTTCTGGTATACCATCTGGAATAGTCATAAAGTTAACTGGCTGTAACATCGGTGCTTCCTGAGATACGAACATCTCAAAGTCTCCATACTTAGATATAGTTTCAATTGCATCATCAACCATTTTATTGTGATAACTCATATCAACCAGATCGTCTTTATCATCTAAAACAGTGATCATCTTACCGTCAACTTCAATATCTTTGGTGTTAACACCTCTCAACATTTCAGATTCCATCCAACGATATCCTTTGGTACCCGAAGCACTATAGTTTTTACCATCGTTCACACGATATAACACTCCTCCACCATGTCCAGGATTAACCGGTGTAAATTGTCCGACTCTTCCCACAAAATGTAAGTCGTGTCCTTCAGCGATTTTATCTGCTAATTCCTGCGATTCAGGCTCAAACATTGTGTCAGAAATCTTACCTTGCTTATACGTTTTTTCTAGTTTTTCTAACTGTTTCTCATAATCCGTAACATCTGGAAGTTTTTCGTTAATGTCTAAATATAAATCACCTTTAGATACCGAAAATGTTGTACATAGATCATTGAATTCAACAATTTCTTTACTAAATAACGTCTTAAATACGTAAGGAATCTGGAACTGAGTACCTGTAGCAGACCATTTTCCACCTTTTTTCTTATTATCATCTGGAACATATCCATATAATTCCTGACATTTTTCAGCTGTAGCAAAGTTTGCGATATAAACTGAATCGTTTACCAGACACATACGATCATACGTAGCCTCATGTTCAAATGTATATCCATACTGTTCTCCGAAATCCATTACAAACTGAATGATTTCAGGTGTTGCGTTTGGAATTTTGATAGAGTCTGTCTTAATATGTGCCACAGTAAATCCTCTTTCTTCCACGGCATATTTAAGATCAACCATAAATAACGCTCCACGCTTAGCGACAATATTATCTTTATTACGATTATCTCTAAATGCGTTATCGAAGTTGGCCGCAGTTAATCCATAAACAGAGTTAATAGCTGTTTTTAACGCGTTCGCAAGTTCTTTGGCTGTCATTTCTCCGTTCTTAACCTTTTCAATATATGGCGTTAATTTACCATCCAACATACCATTTACTTCTTCCCATGCTTCATGCTTGATGCTAACTCTTCCCTCAACAATTTCTCTAAATCGTCTTGTGAATACAGGGCCAAACAAACATTCAGCGATTGTACTATGCGGATGCATGGATGCAATATCCAACAAAGCAGCGTTATAGTAGATGCCAGGTATTCCTTCTGCTAAACCACCTTCGCCAACTTTTACGCCTCGATATGTGGATACACCATTCTCATATTTATAACCAGGAAAATATGGAAGTAAACTACCCGCTTCCCCATGCGTCATACACATCATCTTCGGACACGCTTCTTGTAAGAAATCTCGTACGTCTTCACTCAAGTCGTATACTGGTTGAGATAAATCGCGATAACAGAATTGGTCCTGCGGGTGCCTGTTTATCCCAAAAATAAACCTTGTTGTGAGCGTATTTGTGGTATCGTTTACAGTCATCCCTGCTAAATCTGCAAGAATTTGTCTAGCTGTCCAATCTCCTGATAAATGGTTAAATACAGCTTCTGTTGCAATAACATCATTATCACAATATTCTGCTACAAGAGTCCATTTATCTTCTGGGACTGGTTCATCCCAAGGTAAACCAAGCTCCTGATGATGAATTCCTAGCTGAATTTCAAACTTTTTAAGGGATTTTTTATTTCCTGCAGACGCAAAATCATAAACATCTGTATATGATATGTTGTATGCTTCTCTAAAAAATGCATTCCTGTCGCCATTGATAATTTTTTGTGATAAATTATAGAGCTGTTCGTTAGAATATCCCATAAGACGGGCATAAATGATGTGATTATCGTATCTTCGATTATTAAACCCAATCAAATTGAACTGTAATAACTCTTCGATATCTGATGGAGATGGATTAATCATACGAATGACTGGTTTTTCTTTACCTTGAAGTTTCCAATTTACGAGAAATAAGTTTGGAAATACCTCAATATCATAAAATACGATCGGTTTCTCTTCATCAACTGTAGCTTCTGAAGCATCTTCTGATTTGAACTTCATTTTACTTACAAGATCAATACAATAATCAGCTTTATGAGTACTTTGTGCCGCAAATGCAAATATAGGATTAAACATATCACTCACATCATAATGTAATCCACTGTTATAAGCACCTTCTAAGATTTCATAAATAAAATCAATTGATGGTTTTGTTCCTGGATGTATCTCTTTATTCAAATTCCGTTTAATTTGTTCTCGGAGACTCCTTTCGCTCTTAATCACTTTATCTTCTACCATTTTTCTCCGACCTTTCTTTTTAGGTAAACCAGAACTGATTGTAGAGATCGGTAAATTGTTACATTTTGTAAGTAATCTTCTCAATGAACTCTTACCAGTAAACACTTTGATTTCTACATCAGTATCGTAAATACGACTAAGCTCTTTCGGATCACCGCCAGTATAAATATAGTGTAGATGAATACCTGCTCCACTTTTACTTGTCTCGGCATATGTAGCTGGCCACTTACTCGCTGCTTCAACATTCTTCTCAAAAGATTTTTTGCCTGTTTCGTCTTTAATATCAAAGTCAATAACAATATGATTTTCTGGTATTTGTACATAATGTAACTTAGACGTATCAATATCTTTCAGTTGTGTAGTAACGTTTTCCCACTTATTAGTTGGTGTTTCTTCCACTGAAGCATATTGAGCTGGGCAATCACTACAAACATCGTCAAATATAGATTCTGTAGAATCAAATTTTAACCAATGTTCTTGTTTATGTTCTGGTTCTGTATTTTGTTTTTTATCATTTTCAAATTTCTCTGTTCTAAATCCTTTATAATAACTTCGTACTCTCGATCCATCTTCCATATTGAAACGTTCGTTGAAGTCATGAAAATAGTTCTTCAATTCTTCCTTGAAGTTTCGTTTAGAAAATGGAAACGGCACTTTCGCTTCGTCACAGTAGGTTTTATACATTTCCCATGCTGCTTTTAACGTAGTGCCGTCTTCTTTCTTAAATATATGGTACGAATCTAATACAAAGTTATAGAAATCGTTTGATGCTCCCAACATTGCTGTTGGAATATAATTATCATAACGACCAGGATTTTCTAAATATACCTCCTTACAATGATAGGCTATTGCTCCTAACTCAAAGTCTATCTTACTAAATGCTTCTTTATATGCTTTAGAACTCAGTTTATTACCAGATGGTTTTACATCTATTAATCTTCTAATAAGACCTGACTTACCATCGGTAATCTTAACCGGTTTATTTGTACCCATGAATAGGAATGCTTTAAAGCTATTAGTAAATGCAGATTTAAATTTTTCATTTACTGTCATAAGCTCATGAGAAACCAGGCTATTCAATCTTGTATTATCTTCAATTCTGGATAAGTCCCCGTCATGCTGGATCGCTACCAAAGGATTTGTTTTAAACGCCTCCAACGCAAACATATTACTTGCAGAACCAATCGCTTTAGCATCGAACGTTGAACAATATCCATCGAATAACTTTTGAATAATGTTCAAGATTGTAGATTTACCTGTTCCAGCTTCACCGTATAATACTAAGAACTTTTGAATTGTTTTAGAATCACCGGTTACAATAGATCCAATAGCCCATTCGATCTTGTATCGTTCTTCTTCTGTATATAATGTAGATATAAGTTTCTCATATGCAGAAGTATCACCTGGTTCTAAAGGATAATCCAAACGTTTACTGGCATAGTCTTCTTTTTTTGTTTCAGTATTTGAAAATATAAGTTTTTCATCTAACATATGAAACGAATCTCTTTTCTGCTTTTGGCAATATTTATGCCAGCTATCCACCATACCAGTTTCAGAGTCCCACATATGCAGAACTCTGATATTACAATTGAATTTGTCTTGATTCTCTTTTGCGAATTTATCAAGTTCACGATCAATAATCTGCAGTGCATCTTCCTCGTCAGTGGACCATAAACCTTCATCTTCCATCCACACTGCATAAAAATCTCCACCGCGAATCATCAAATCTTTACTTTTTGGATACATTTTAAATTTTGGATATATCTCTAAGGTCCCTTTTTTTGTCGGGCGAGTTGAAATCATTAGAAAATCAACCACATTACTTATTCCTCCTCCCTACACAAATCTATCTAAATACCAACAGAGCTGTGTCCATATCTCAACATCTCGTAAATCGTATTCACAATCTCTAATTGTAAATAACCCGCCTTTACCATCAGGAGAATATTCTCTGTTTAAAAATCGTTCAATAATATCTTTTGCGTCAATTAAATCGAACATATCATCACTCATACCATTTAATCCAAGACTAGATATCATACCCCAAAACCATTGGGTCGTACGATTTCCAACTTGTGGATTGTCCATGATTTGTTCTTCTGCACGTATCGCTAAAGCAACCATCATTTCAAGAACAGAACAAGGTTCTTCGTCATGCCAATTTAAAACGTCATTTCTACTTAAAACATCTACGTTTTTTCTAAATCTAAATCTTAAATCAGTCCCGTCTTCAGCTCTGTTTTTATCTCTGATATTGCTCCAACGAAATTTTGTACGGTGCAAAAGTCGTAACAATTTATCATACGATACTGTAGAAACATTTACAACATCGCACAACCAATTAAAATACTGTTCATAAATATCATTATTTAGCAATACTCATACCTCCGTTTATTCTGGATAAATATCATGATAATTTCTCTGGTCATATAAAATTTCGTAGTCGCATTTCTTAGCATCATTTCGTACGAATACTGAGTCATCCTCGTATTCTCCAAAATGGTTAACTGCGTCGTCACCAACAATTTCATCTCGGTTATCAATAAGTTCATCGTCATCTTCATATGTCAGTACATCGTCTGCATAATATGTCAGACTAACTGTACTATATCCACATTCGCCAAAATCTTCCGGTGTAATAATATAAGGTCTTTCCACTTTTTTCTCCTTTTCTACTTTCTTTGAGAATGATGAATAGTTCATTTTCTCAATAATTTCTTTGTTGTGATTCTTATCTTCTTCTATTGGCGTATATGTTTCTTCCTCTGGAATATCTTCGCTAGAATTTTCTTCCTGATTCTTCTTAGAAGAATATATACGTTTTACATCTGCAATCTCTTCGTCTGCTCTATTTCGTTCCCTCACAGACACATATTTCCAAGTAGCACAGGAACCGATAACGATTCCCGTAGCTAACATAAATAAATTTTTCTTATCCATTGTCTTCTTCTTCCTCCGTTCGTAACGTGATAATGGTGAATGCTAAGCCACCAAACAATAGTGACATACTGATTAGAATCCCTCCAGCGATATGTCGTTTTTCTTTACTGTCAAACGAGTATTCTAATAAAGATAAGATATCGCTCAGTCTGTCCATACAAGCTCCTTTCAAATGGATAAAATAACAAAGCCACTAACAAAGCAAAACAGTGACATTACTGCCAGTGCGTATGCTAAAAATGTAGATTTATTATTCATGATCTTGTTACTCCTTTCGTGTAGTTACCAGTAACTCCTATCCAATTCGTCTCGATGTACATTTCCGGAATATGTATTATCAAGACCTGTCATTCACATTCTGTCTAAGATATTTCCATCGACATTAAAATCTAAGATTACGTTTCTTTCGATTCCATTGATGAAAGCACGTTTACGTTCATCATGAATATCGTACAATCCAAAATCAACATAGTTATCTCCGATCGGATTCTTTTCGTCATAAATCCAACCTACTACCTGTCCTGCTTTTGTTGGGAGAATATTCAACATTTTGTATACATCGTTTAAGAATAGAAATCCCTGCTCTTTAAGTTTCTGATTTGCAAATGCCTGAGTCTTCTTTAACACTTGCAGATTCGCAGCTGGATCTTTTGACCAACCATAACAACCATCATCGTAAATTCTTGCGTAATCAGATTCACTATTTAGTTCAGCTGTTACCGCATCCTCTTTGATGACTTCTTCTGTACCATCGTCGTTCTTTTTTACTGTTTCAATTTCTTTAGATTTAATATTATATCTAAGTTCTTTATCAATCTCTTCTCCGAATCGTTCCACAACTCGCCCACGATAATCTTTGAAGCATTTATCAATAGTTGTATATGCTGCAGCTAAAGCCATGTTTCGTTTTCTCAAAATATTGTGAGACGTAATGATGCTTGCGATTGATAACGTTCCAGTAATAATTGCTGGGGCATATAATTTAGCGATTTTTATACCTGTCTGAGTATAGATTATTGTTAAATCGCGTGTAGCATCTTTCTCTGTATATTCTTCGGGTAAATTCTCTGGATGTTCAGCTGCTTCATGAACTGAATCAATCTGATCTTTTGCATCATCAGTAATATCCTGTAATTTTGTAGTCGCTTTACATGCCATTACTGTACTTGCAATTGTCCCAATAACTCCTGCTACAATAAGGATTTCTGGACTGCGTTTTTTTGCTTTAAATTTTAATTTGTATCCTGTTCTTTTAATATTATTTAGCATCTTCATTTTCTTTCTCCTTTACTTCTTTGATAAGATTTTCTAAGTACCATTTAGCTTTCTCCAAATCTTCAATGCCATTCTTCTTTTTCCAACGACAAATATATTTAATGATGTTGCCAGTATCGAACGCTTCAACACCATCTAATCCATCTGTGAAAGCATCAATTACATCAATTACCTCTAATCCTGTTTCAGACTGATAATGGTTTGGATGATTTACTGTAGAACTGCATGGGTGTTTACCACCTCGCTTAGGATGTTGAGGACTAGATGATTCTGAATATTTGTTAATTCTGCGTGGTCGAAACACTTCTTCCGACGTTACAGAATGAATAATATCGTTTGAAGTCGCTTTGGCTAATTCTTTACTCAAATTCTCTATAAATTTATCTGAATAAAGAATATCAGCCAAATCTGGAAGTTTAAGAATACAACCTGACGTAGTTTTTTTAATGTCTGCGTTTGATAAATTAACCCAACAATAATCATCATACAAAATGTCGGGGGTACTTACACCTGAGTATTCTAGTAAGTCATAGATACTCGCATATCCATATACTGCGATACGCTGTCTCATATTACTTAATACATATTCCGCATCTTCTGGATGCTGATAAAAAATTCTCATTTTCAAAACCTCCTTAATTTACACTGGTATTGCTTTTGGTAAATTGATAATAAATCCATCTCGAGTTCTTTGAACTGTAGCTCGGGATAGATTTGTCCATCCATAATTATCATCAGTCCAAGTTCCTGTAACGCCTGCTAGAGCATAAAAATCTGCGACAGTCACAACGCCATTATAAGCATCCATAATTTCTCCCATATGATCTAACACATCTTCCGCCTCTCCACGACTATCGAAGATAATATCGTCAAAGTCGTATCGACTACTTGTGGCGTTTCTACGATTCGTTCTACCTGATCGACTCGCAGATGAATAATCTCGATTATAAGAAACTGTATTATGATTTCTACTTCGTTTGGCTGTGTCTCCAAATAAGCACATAGAAACAGTATCCAGAATCGTATTTTTAATTGTAGGAACAATTACGTCCATGATGATATAAGTTTTAACATCTTCAACATCTTCTGAGATGAAAATGTCTTTCCATTTTCTAACCTCACTTTTTTTCTTTCTACGTACTTTTCCCTGAACAACTTTCTCCTGTTTTTTTCGTTGTTCTGTTTTGTACTTATTCGAATTAGGCTTATATTCTGCCATAATAAATACCTCCCTAATTAGTCAAGTTGTTTTTCCTTTAAAATAAAGGATTTTTTAGTTATTTATCTCAGATGAATGAGCATGTTTTATGGATATTTCTCTGTATCCAGTACGAAAATAGCTGTT